AATGAAGAAATTAATCATTGGATTGATTATGTTATCTGCGCCAGCGATGGCTCAAGACCGCGTGACGCAGTATGACTTTGACAAGGATGGCAAAGTTTCTTTTGAAGATGTAAATCGTTATTGTACAGTATCAAGGGGTCTCTTTGATCGCGCTGATAAAGATAGCGATGGCTTTTTGAGTAACTCAGAAATGCGTCAAGCAAATCGCTATTTGTTCTCACGCTGCATGGAAGTACCAAAAAACGGGTAATTATTATGGCTGACGAAGTCGAACATGTTTGTATTATTTGTGGCTGGAAATATGATGAGAACAAATATGGGAAATGGGAAGATCTCTCAGATGACTTCGAATGTCCTGATTGTCGTTCAGAAAAAGATCTATTTGAAGAAAGAAAATTTTAAAAGGATGGATTATTAAATGAACTGGGTAAATGTAATCAAAGAAGGTTTGCCAGAATATGCAAAAGATACAAGATTAAATCTTGATGCCGTTCTGCTGCGTAGTTCAATTGATCCTACTGTAGCGCAAGGATGCGCACTTGCTGCAGCATTTGCGGCTGGTAATGCTAGACTAGCGACAGCAATCGACGCAGAAATCACTGATCGTAAGGAAGCCGACGCTGCGTTGACTGCTGCCTCTATCATGGCACAGAATAATGTTTGGTATCCATACGTTGAAATGGCTGATGATCCCACACTCAAAGGATTGCCTGCGCAACTTCGTATGAACGGTATCATGAATCACGGTGGCACTTCGAAGATCAACTTCGAAGCATATTCTCTCTCTGCCTCAATCGTAGGCAAATGCCACTTCTGTGTGAAGGCTCACTATGATACTCTCAAGAAAGAGGGTATGACAGTTGAGCAACTTCGCGATGTTGGTCGTATTGCGGCAGTGATTAATTCTGTAGCAAAGGTTTTAAACGGCTGATACATTATGCCTGATTTTTATTGCATGGGAAATTATCGCCCATTAAGTAAGGTTGAAGATACTGACCTTATTCATGAATTGTTTTCTGTAAAGATTTTTGTAGAAGAGAATTTCTTATCACCAGAGCAATGTGCTGAATTTCTTTTTTATGCTAAGAATGAAGATAGAAAAGAACACAAATTAATTTACGGCGAAGGAAAAAGTTCTCATGCAAAACAACCATTTTTTAATCAAATACCTAATCGCAACAAAATAATCTCTGCTATTCAAAATAGAATTGATTTTTATTCTAATTCAATTGGAATGAATTCATGTTTTTTTGATGTTAACACCTCATGGTGTAATATTCAACAACTCAATAGTTCTTTGCAATTTCATGCCCACACTAGAAGCCAAATAACTGGAGTCATTTTTATTCATGTGGATTCTAACTCAGCGCCATTACAATTTATAAATCCCAATTATGGTGCATTTTATCATGACAATGGTGATATCATAAAACCTACAAATACACCAATAGTTTCTTATAGACCAAAAAATGGTGATTTGATACTATTCCCATCTTGGCTAGTTCATGGAAATATAAATAATCAAACAAATAATAGAACAGTAATAAGTTTTAATTGTATTAATCAAGTTCCAATTAAGGGTGATTTATGAATGATTCAAAACAATATCCATGCGCATGCGGACGCAGTCCGACTGGCTATTGCATTGGCTTGCATGCAATGACAACTGAGCAATACAAGAAGTATCTTGAAGAGCAACAAAAGTCTTTGAATGAACAAATAAAACCACAGTTTTTAAGAGATTAATGGTTGTAAACTGACAATTAAAGGTGTTCTGGACTCGGGTTCGACCCCCGACATCTCCACCAAATGCCCATCACCTCTGCAGCAATGTACGTGGTGGCTATCTTATGGGGATGAATTTGGCTTCGACAGGGCAAGTAATAACCTGACAGCAACCAGTGAGGCGACTGACTTAATCAGCGCAAACAAAGTAAACGCAAACGACGATTACTTCGAAATGGCTCTCGCTGCTTAATTGCAGTATGAGATTACCAGAGTTGACCGCTTGGTAACAGAAAGGTCTGGGATGGTGGTGCGAACCACCATCCTTTTCTTTCCACTGCAATAATGGAGGCAACTAACATGAATGCAGTAGATATATTACATAATGTAGAAAATTATTTTGATCGCAATCACAATTTGTTCTGTATGTGGGGTGGGCTTTTCTCGCTCATATTTTTTGGAATCTTTATCCCATATAGAATGTTGGCAATACAAGAGGCAACCCTAACTGCTCAGTTGTCAGCATATCAAACACAAAACTCATATCTTGCCACGCAAGTGAATGATATGTCAAGAGAGATGAAGTTCTTGCAACTCAGTTATGACGAAAAGAAAAAAGTCATGCGCGAAGTTGATTGTCTTGCAAAGAACATTTACTTCGAAGCACGAGGAGAACCACGCGCTGGCAAGATTGCTGTTGCTGAAGTGACGATGAATCGTGTCAAGAGTAAACAATTCCCTCGTTCTGTTTGCGGTGTCGTCTATCAAAAGACCAAAGGCACTTGCCAGTTCTCTTGGGTCTGTGAAGGTAATAAAACAATTCGCAATCGTTCAGCATGGAAAGAGTCCTTGCAAATTGCTGAAACGATATTGATTTTAGACAGAGACTATGGTATAATTGGATCTGCAAAGTATTTTCATGCAGACTATGTTGACCCTGAGTGGGCAGAACGCAAAAAATTGATTCGCAAGATTGGCAATCACATATTTTATCATTGAGGCTTTATGAGAATTATTGAAGACGTTAAATTGGACTATAAAGATGTCCTGATTACTCCGAAACGATCTACGCTCTCATCAAGGAGTCAAGTAAGCCTCGAAAGAACTTTCACTTTTAGAAGCGGCAATAGTTGGAAAGGTGTTCCCATTATTGCTGCTAACATGGACGGTGTTGGCACATTTGAGATGGATGCTGAGTTGAACAAACACAAGATGATGGTTGCGGTGACCAAGCATTACTCTCAAGAAGATCTTATTGATCACTTTATACAAAAATTTAACAGCAGCGTCTACTCGATGGGCATCTCAGACGCAGACTTATACAAATTTAATAAAGTTGTTGAATCAAATATTGTAAAGAACTGGAATATCAAAGTTTGTATTGATGTTGCAAACGGATACACGCAAAGTTTCGTGGACTTTATTAAAGAGTTCCGCGATGATCATCCAAATGTTTTATTGATGGCAGGTAATGTTGTCACACCAGAAATGACAGAGGAACTAATTCTTGCAGGTGTGGATATTGTCAAAGTTGGTATTGGTCCTGGTTCTGTTTGCACTACACGCAAAAAGACAGGCGTCGGCTACCCGCAGTTGAGTGCAGTTATTGAGTGCGCGGATGCAGCACATGGTCTCAGGGGTCATATCATAGCGGATGGAGGGTGTTCCGTTCCTGGAGACGTAGTGAAAGCATTCGCTGCGGGAGCCGATTTTGTGATGCTTGGTGGAATGTTGGCTGGTCACAAGGAAGGTGGAGCAACTCCGCTGGGTGGAAATAAATTCTACGGAATGAGTTCAGATACTGCAATGGATTTGCATAATGGTGGTGTTGCTAATTACAGAGCATCTGAGGGTAAGACTGTAGAGATTCCATATCGTGGCGAGGTTAAACTTACTATGCAAGATATTTTGGGTGGATTACGTTCGGCATGTACATATGTGGGGGCAAGTGAATTGAAAGAGTTGAGTAAGCGCACAACATTTGTTCGTGTGACTCAGCAGTTGAACAATTCCTTGAGTGCGTATGAGGTCTAACATGGCAAGCCGTGAAGAAAAAAATAACTTCTCTATGATGATCATGAATTTGGCGATTTCAGAAAAGATCGATCATATGGATGCAATTACTTCTTATTGCGAACGAAATAATCTTGAGATTGAAGTTGCTGCAAGTTTGATCAATGACTCTCTGAAGAGCATCATTGAGGGTGAAGCCATGGAGTTAAGATTTTTGCCACGAGGAAGTCGATTGCCATTATGATGGAAACACATCATTATTTTCCAACTGCGATTTCCTCAGGGATAAATGTGCCATTGGCAGAAAAGATGTTGCCAATTGTAAAAAAATATTTGGAAGATGATAAGTGTACTAAAAATTTAGGGTATAAGACTACTTTTTCGGCTTGTCAACTTCACCAATATCCTGAATTTAATGAATTCAGTAATTATGTTTGTGATTTAGGTCATAAATTCTTAGACAGACAAGGTTATGATAGCCGATCACTTAATTTGTCAACACAAATGTTTGCAAATGAAATGCATTCTGGTGATGAGCATATGCAGCACACTCATCCAAATTGTTTGTTGTCTGGTGTTTTCTACTTACAGGTAGATAGCGAATCATCGCCTTTGGTTTTTATAGACCCGAGACCATTTAGAAAATTTTTTTCGTTAAAACATAGTCGATTGACAGAGTTTAATCAAGCAGAATATTCTTTTAATGTTGAGAACGGATTAATTATAATGTGGGAATCTTGGTTAGAACATTATGTTCCTAAAAATTTGAATTTAAATGGTAGTAGAATATCATTGGTGTTTAATATATCAACACCAACATTACAGAATCAAAGGTAGGAACATATTCAGTGAACGGATACGATTTGTATTGCATCTATCAAGCCATCAAGTTGCACTTCACGTCAGAGAGTTATAACTTCTTTCAATATGATGGCAAAACTCGAGTATCAGTAGATGCATTTCAAAAACGTCGTGACAAGTTTCTATTCCACCGCCTTGCGCGCAAGTATCGCGACGATGAGATGGTTCCATTTCTGGTTGCTAATTTTGTACACAGTGACGATAACTGGACCAAGTCATTGCTTGAAGACCAGGCTGAAGAAACTTATAGGGATTGGAAACGAACCACGGATTCGATGACCAAAGTGTATCTGGAAGATCTGCAAAAGATTTGCCCTGATCCAAAAGAGTTTAACAATTTATTTAAAGTTGAAGATGGACAGTTTCCAAAACTGTTAGTGGCATTTCTCCAAAAAGATGTGACGATTGAGACTCTTGTGATTCTTAATAACATCTTCAACTTTATTCAAATTTGGGACAAGAAGATTTCAGATGATATCATCTATCCCAAGGTGTCAAGAAAGGTGCGCAAGTATGGTGCTTTTCTTGCGGTGAACGTTGACAAGTATAAGCAACTGACAAAGGAAACTTTACTTGCGAACGAAAATGCTATATAATGATATGGTAATGAAGAAAGTGGACAAGTCGATATACATTAATACTACGCTATACGGAGAATACAAATGAGTCTAGCAAATCTAAAGAACAAGAGTTCTTCTCTTGATAAGTTGAAGAAGGCAGTTGAGCAATCTTCTGCTGGTAACACTGGTGGCAAGAACATTGATGATCGTTTTTGGCAACCAGAAGTTGACGCTGCTGGCAACGGATACGCAGTTATCCGCTTCCTCGATACGCCAGCCGTCGATGGTGAAGATGGTCTGCCGTGGGTACAAATTTGGTCACACGGTTTCCAAGGTCCAGGTGGTTGGTACATTGAGAATTCTCTCACAACTCTTGGCAAGACCGATCCTGTTTCTGAGTACAACACTGTTCTGTGGAACTCAGGCGTCGAAGCAAACAAAGAAATTGCTCGCAAACAAAAGCGCAAGTTGACCTACATCGCAAACATTCTTGTAGTTTCTGACGCCAAGCGTCCGCAAAATGAAGGCAAGGTGTTCTTGTTCAAGTTCGGAAAGAAGATTTTCGACAAGATCAAGGAGCAACTTGAGCCGCAATTTGCTGATGAGACTCCAATGAATCCGTTTGACTTCTGGAAGGGTGCGAACTTCAAGGTCAAGATTCGTAACGTCGAAGGCTATCGCAACTATGACAAGTCGGAGTTTGAGGCTCCTGCTGCATTGTTGAATGGTGATGATGCGAAGATTGAGCAGGTTTGGAAGTCTGCATATTCACTCAAGGATTTCTTGAAGCCTGATAACTTCAAGTCCTATGATGAACTCAAGGCGAAGTTAGACAAGGTTCTTGGTGCTGGTGGCGTTGCTGGCGCAACCGCAAAGCGAGTTGATGATGAGGAAGCAGCCGCTCCTGTCATTCGCTCTGCTCCAGCCAAGAAAGTAACTGCTGAGAATGTCAGCGTCGATGATGACGATATGGCGTTCTTCGAGAAACTTGCCGCTGAGTAATTTCGATTAGAAAACCGTAGATGTTTTCAGGGGGACTTCGAAGTCCCCCTTTTTTATGACACAATCGCTGATGTAAACGCAGTTGGGTGAGAGAAATCTTTAGCCAATGCTCTATTAAATGAGTTATCATTTGAGCGAGTTGATGCTTTTGGTACTGGTGTTTTTGGTGATTCGATTGGTTTTTGAGAACCACTTTGATTATTATTAATCACCACAGGAGCAGCAGGTGCTGCTTGCGCAGTCATCTTCGAAGTTTCTAGTTGAGCAGAGCCTTGAGCAACATCAGTTCCTGCTGTATTTGTAACAGGAGATATATTTGCGTTTAATGGTGCTGCAGCAGGTGGTTGCGCTTCCATCGATGATGGTGGTGCTGCATTTGTTGATGCAGCCACTGCTTGTTGTTCTGCGCCAGCAGTTGCTGGTGGTGGGGCTGCTCCGCCACCAGAATCAGAGACAGGTGGAAGTGATGCTTTCTGATTCTGAGCCATTGGTGGAGAAGGTGGTAATGATTCAGATTTACCAGTTTCCAAATTGACCATGTTACCTTTTGAATCAGCAACTAATGGTTTAGCATTTGGATCAGGATTATCTGGAGTAGGTGCACCTTCTAGTGGTTGAATGTGCCATGGCTCATGACTTAATGGTCTTTTTAAACCGAACATTGCTAGGAATGAATCTGTTGTGACCTTTTGACCATTGAAGGTCATGCCATTAATGGCATCGATACCTGCTGCACCTTTACTGTTAATATCAACTGCAGTTCCACGACCATGTGCGCTACCTTTACCACCTAATGCTGCTGGCAGTGCAACCCACTTGCGAGTCATTTTAGTTAATTGTGCTTCAGTGGCATTTGGGTTGGCTGCTTTCAATTCGTTGTATTTTGCAGTCCATAGTTTCATCTGCTTTTCATCTGAACGATATCCAGATGTAAGCATAAGTTTCTTACCAGTAACTTTTTGAAACGCTTCTGCCATTCGTGCAAGACGATCTTGCATTCCAGATTGCAATCCTGCAGTATCGATACCTGCGTTTTGTTTCGTTGTGACTTGATCTAGTTTTGGTGATGGTCCAGAGAATAAATTCGAAACTGCACTTGCAACTTGTTTTGCACCAGAAACAACACCTGCCCCGATCTCTTTGGCTTTATCAACTGCAGTTTCAAGGAATGTCTTTGGTTGCGCAGCTGGTGGTGTTGGTGCAACTGGTGCTGCAGCTCCACCCACGGCTGCTGGAATTGTTGCTGCGGTTGCAGTTGTAGCTGCTACAGTGCCTGCGCCAGGAAGTGCACTCTTATCTGCTGCAGCAACTGGTGCCATTTTTTCTTTTACTGGAGCGGGTTTTGTTTCACCAGTGCTCTTTTTTTTCTGAGCCTTCTCATCATACAAGGCTTTTTCAGCATCTGATAGCGCAGAGAATTCTTGCCATAACTGATAAAGATCATAAGCCATCCATAAACTGCCAGCGATAGTTAAAGCAGCACCTACCCAACCAGCACCAGGAATAGTTGCAAGTCCACCTGCAAGCGCGAGTCGTGCTCCAATTTTAGCAAATAGTGTGGGTGCTTTTTTCTTGACAAAACCAACAAATAAATCCCATGCTTTTGATTTAACGTTTTTTACAACTGCTGTTTGTCCAATTTTCTTTACAGCAACCGCACCTGCGACGGCACCTGCGCCACCAGCACCTGTTGCAGCTGCTTGTAACTTAATATCTTTCTTTTCAGCAGCAATTTGATCGCCAACTATCTTCTTTTCTTCTGGCGTTTTTGCGGTCATAGCCTGTTCTTTCAGAGCCTCACCGCCTTGAACTTCTAGATTAGGATCACGCAATGAATCAACTGCTTGATATGCGAGGAATCCACCTGCAGCTGCTCCTGCCAGTGCACCAATTCCACCAAATCCTCTTCCACCGCCTCTGCCGCGACCTCTTCCACGACCACGACCTCTTCCACCTCCACCTCCACCCAATCCACTCAATGCGCTTTTGGCAAGCAACATGTTTAGTTTGTCATGGACAGAAAGTAAACCGAGTGTTGGCGTCACTCCATTCAATGAAGACAAAGCGTCTCCAGTTCTATTCATCAACTTCTTAGAGTCGAGATCACCGAGTTTATCTTCAAGATATTCTCTGAGTTGAACTAATGGTTGTTCATCTGCACCAATGGCTGAAGAAAGTATTGCTGTTCGAGCTGCAGCTCCACCAGTTGACGTTGCTTCTTTTGAAGAAACAAGTTTTCCTTCAGTATTTTTATATCGACCACCACCAGACATGCGTGGATCGAAAGTGTAACCAGATTTAAGTGAAGGTTTTGCTAAAGATCTTTCAATATTTTTAACAATATTTTGAGTTTCAATTACCTTACGAATGATAATTGAAAGTGGCTTTGCAAGTTTACCGACTCCACTACCACCACCTCTTTCGCCCCTTTCTTTTTTGTCTAATCCAAATTTGGCTTGGGCTTCTTTAATCTTTTCTGGAGATTCCATTTTCTCCAAACCGAGATTCTTAAACATGTCACCCAAATCTCTTCCAAGCAATCCTTCGAAGAATGCTTGACGTTTTCCGAGAGTGCCTCTCGTGGCGATGGCATATTCTTTTGAAACTTGTTGTCGCGCTTTTGCAGAAGCGATAGCACCACCAATAAGACTCTTTCCTTCTCGTGCTTTGGCAGCTTCTGCTGATGCGACTTTTTCAAATGCATCAGTACTCCCTCTGCCCATTCGTCTATTGACTTCTGCGAGAATACCTTTTCTAATTTTTTCTGAGTCTACTGCCATTTATTTTCTATCTTTTACGTTGCATCTCTAGCATCTTCATTTTTTCGTTCTGTTCTTTTATCATTTCCTGCAACATCGTAACATAAATCTGTTTTTCCCACGGTATCAAATTCTCTAGTTCAGTCAAAGAGTATTTGTGATGTTGTATCAGTGAAAAATTAGTTGTATAGTAATTTTTCAAATTATCATAACCAAATATTAGTCGAAAAAACTTAGAATGCCCTCCACGTTTACGTTATGCACAAATCCACATTTACCACAAGCGAGTTCTTGCTCTAAAATAACTCTCGGACTTGTCAAGAAAAACTGTTTAATATTCTGCACCTGATCAATAGTTAAGTTGTCGAAGAATGTCATTAGTTCTTCTTTCGAAACCATCTTCTTCTCATAAATTTGATCTTCGTCATAAATGTAATCAAGATATTCAGCAATCACTTCGTAACCGCCATCCTCAAACTTATCATTCAATGCTGCTTCAGGAATTGTGATCGAAGGATAGTTAAACTTAACTCCGATGTTTTCCGTCAATTTAACAATGTTTGTATGACCCTCTGTTTCAGCATATCTAATGTTTTTTAGAAGAAGATCAAATTCTGTTTTATGACCACATGGTTGATCTTCAACAACGTTGTTGCAAGTATAAATCATTTGAGCAGTTTCACCAACTGAATTAATTCTCAAATGTAAGAAAAACATCTCAACGTCAAAGGTTGGTAAACTGTCCACATCAAGATCATCTAAACAACAATTTGTAATAATCTGTTTAATTGTTGATGTGATTTCTCTCAAATCCTCTGACTCTTTTGCCATTAAAAGAAGTTTTTCTTCTTTCACTAGAAATGGACGAAAACGAACTTTTTTATCTAATGACTTCAAATACACTTCATGTATAGGGTGTTCAATTTTTGGTAAAGGCATAATTTACTCCATCAAATATCAACTAAAATCTCCACTAGCACCAGCACCAGCAAATTTTCCACCGCCAGGATTAATCGGACTTGGTCTTACGGTTTGCGGTATGATTGTTGGTCGACCATCAGATACTGGTGGTGTGGAACCAGATGCTGACGATGTTCTACCAGATTGAGTTGCTGTTGAAGTTGCTGTTGGATTTGGTCGTGCAGACTGTTCTAATTCACCAGTTATCCAGTATTCATATCTAAAAGTCACAGCGAGGCGATGAATGCTATCATCAGCCCAATTCATATTCATTGGAGCGATCGCTGTCGGAAATGCTCCGAAAAAAGAAACTTTATAGATGACAGAAGTAGGTTCATAAATTGGCACAGCTGCTCTCGCACGCGCTGCTTTTTCATCTATTCCAAGACTTCCAAAATTAGCAGCTGATGTATCTCGAGCAATGCCAAGGCTTCCAGGTGCAGCTGTTTTTGAATCTCGTGCGATACCTAAACCTGCGTTTTCTATAGAAACTTCAGAGAATTGATTAATCTCAATTTTAGGAGACGTATAAGAATCTTTATAATTTGGATTATAGTTATTGATTGGAATAACTAAATTCATCCAACGATCAAAGAGTTTCTTTTCCCAAAAATCTCCTGTGCATACAAACGTGAGTGTTAAGTCGGCAAAGGTTGGGAATGTCGCAACTGGATTAGCAACGCCATAGTAACGACCATCAACCGTATTAACTGTGTAACCTGGTAATTCTGTGGCTTCACACTGAAAGCGAAGATCAGACGCATTTATCCCCAATCCTGGTGGAGCGATGATTCGAACATCAAACTTGGAAGTTTTTGCAAAATCATCATGTTTTGCGAAATGTGAACGAAATGTGTCTACATTAAATGCCATTAGTTATTATACACCATCTTTTGAAACGGAAGGAAAATTGCTGTTTCCCAATTAGCTGGTTCGACGTAAATGAGTGAAGATAATATATGCGTAAACAAATATCGCTTAATGCATGGCTCAATCAATTTGTATCGACGAGATTTAGAGAGCAAATCATATGACAATCTAAATTTTGTCGTATCGTCATATTTATCGTTGTTTACGAAATCGTTTAGTTTGTCTAACAATGCTAATCTAGAATACGGATCGAGATAGTGAAGATTTAATCCTAGAAATCCATCTGAGTAAATCTCCATCGGAATCACCAACGGAAACTTATCCCAAACTGGAAGAGTATCTTTATATTTCGGATCGTAATGATAGAAGTACATGCGACCTACGAATGCTCTCGGAGATACTCGGCGAGCATCGTTTAGAATATTCGAACGATTTGCTGGCATGCGAAGTTTTCCAAGATTACTTGCAAGCCATGCGCGAGCTTCTCCTGAACGAGGGGAGATTCCTGCGGTTCGAAGATCTGCCGAGACTTTATCGAATAGTGATGCCATTAGATTCCTAAATCTTCTTCTGTTATAACTTTAAACTGCCAACTGCGATCTTTACAATACTCAACTGCAGCCTTCCATTTGGCTTCGTTCACACCCCATTGCATCACTTCGTTGATATATCTTCGAGTGATCTTACTCTTTTTCACTGGGGGTTGTGCCTGACTCTTAGGTTTTACCTCAAGAATCATTGCCTCTGTAATGCCAGATCTGTTCTTTACACGAACAAAGAAGTCTGGGAAATACCGATGCCATCGATTATCCACAGGCGATAAATATGGAATCACGATCTCTTCATTTGACCATTCAATTACGTTTGGGTTCGAATCAAGGTGCACCATGACTCGGCGTTCCCATAATGAACGATACCAAATGTTCGTCGGATCACCTAAATATTTATTGGTATTTTTAGGACTAAATTTGCCACTGTATGCCATCTCTTATTTATAGGAACATTTAATGGCTCAACAATCTGTAGTCAGCCAACCAGTTGTCGTAAAATCAAACGCACAGACTCCTTCTCCCACGAATGGAAGTCAAAGAAAGACAACTGGTCCGCAAAGCAAGACTGAAGGTACACCATTTGAGTTTAACGATCTTCGGTTTCCATTAAATGTGGGTACAGTAGATAAACATCTTCATTGGATTAAATTTATCCCAACTGTTCAGAATAAGTCTAGTTATAACGTTAAAAAGGCTCAAGGTACTAGTGGTGGAGAAGTGTTGAGTCGAGTGGATGGAAACAGGCTTGGCGGTCCTCAACTCGGTAGATCTACAGATCCATTAAATGGTGCTGTCGCTGCTGGTGTTCTTGGAACAGGTTTAGGAGTTCTTGGTGCAGTTTCTGCTGCAGCTGATGCATTAAGTGATCCTACACGCGCAGCCTCTTTTGGTACTGCTGCAATCGGCGGTGGTGTTGGTGGTGCTGTGGTTGGAGCATTTGCTGGTGCAGTGGTTGGCTCAATTGATTTGACTCGTAAGACTCGTAGAGCTGCAGGTTCAATTGGTCTGTATATGCCAGATACTGTAAACCAAACCGTTGTTAACGATTATGATCAGGTCAGTTTGACTCAAGCACTCGGAACTGCAGGCTTGGTGATGCAGGCTGGTGGAAGTTTAATTGACGATATTAAAAATAGCAATATCACAAACATCGGTCAAACGCTTGGCTCCTCTGTCGGTGGCGCAGAAATTAAAGGTGCACTCGCCGAAAAAACTGGCGCATTTGGGCAGGGTATCACAGACGTTCTTTTATTCTCTGCTGGTTATGCACAAAACCCTCAAGTTGAATTGCTCTTCAAGACGATTCAAAACCGCGAGTTTCTTTTCGACTTTAAATTTGTTCCTCGCAATAAAAAAGAAGCAGAAGAAATTATTAAGATTATTCAAGCATTTAGATTCTTTGCTGCGCCAGAAATTCCAACGACAGGCGGTGGTCGTTATTTCGTACCTCCATCTGAGTTTGACATCGTTTTCATGCTAGGATCATTGAGAAACCCAAACCTTCCGCAATTATCAACATGCGTTCTTCAAGGTATCGATGTAAACTACGGTAGTGCTGGACAGTGGACTGCATTTAAAGATGGTATGCCAGTAGAAATTTCGATGCAACTTCGATTTAAGGAAGTCGAAATTATGCACAAAGAACTTGTACGACAGGGCTACTAATGAAATACTTCGAGAGTTTTCCGCTAACACGATTTACGTTAGATACAAACAATTTCTCACCGCAGTTGGTGACGAATATTCTTGCGCGTTCAACTTTCCTTCGAGAAATCGCAAACAATACCTCTATTGCATACGAATACTCTGTAAAAGAAAGCGACACGCCAGAGATTCTAGCGTATAAAGTTTATGGTGACGCATATCGAAATTGGATTATTCTTTTGTTTAACAATATTATTAATCCATTTTATGATTGGCCACTTAAAACTGATGCATTAAATAATTATATTCTCGAAAAATATAATCAAGATATCGATGCTGCTCGAACAACAATTCATCATTATGAAAAAGAAACAACTAAAAAGTCTGTGTATAACGGATTACTAATTGATGAGCAAGTTGACACGCAGATTATATCAGAATATCAATTGAATTATACTACAGGAGTAATTACTCCAACTGCTCTTCCAAGTACTGCCGATACATCAATAGCAGTTAGCACGGAAATAGTAACATATCCAACTTATACGTTGACAATTGATATTGTGCACAAAGCAGTATCCAACTACACATATGAATTTAACGAGAACGAAAAAAGAAGAAAGATTAAACTTCTTGATGAAAAGTACGTTCAACGAGTTGAAGATGAATTTAGGAATTTGATGCTCAATGGCTGATAATAATGGCGTTTATAATTCAAAAGATTATGAGATCAAGAAACTAGAATTAATTAATTCTGGCGGACAGACGATCGATCTTCGTAATATTTTTGTGGAAATGCAAATTTTCCAAGACATCTATTCATCCGTGATGAATGGAAATATGCTAATCAACGACGGTAATGATACCTTCAGCAATTTTTACATGTGCGGTAATGAGTATTTGCAAATCAGTATTGATAAGCCAGGACTAAATCGCCCATTGGAAAGAATGTTTCGAGTTTATAAAACCACTGATCGCCGACCATCAAGCGATTCTGGTCAAGTTTATGTCCTACATTTTTGCTCTGATGAATTATTATCCTCAGAATCTCTTGTTGTAAGTAAAGCGTACAAAACAACTAAAATTAAAGATGTTGTTTCTGATATTCTATTAAACGAATTAAATGTCGACCCGCAAAGAATTGCAAGTTTAGAAAATACTTCTGGATCATTCGATTTAATTATTCCAGGGTATCGTCCGTTTGAAGCCATTCAATGGGTAACTGCTCGCGGATACGATCAAAAGAAATTTTGCTATTTCTTTTTTGAGAATAAGAATGGGTTTAATCTAATGTCATTGCAAACGATGATTAAACAAAAGCCATATAAGAAACTCAAATACGAACTTAAAAATACGCAAAGTGATCCTGCATTGAATAAGGATTCAATTGACAATTTTAATATTATAAATGATTTTGATATGATTACTTCTATTTCAAATGGATCGTTTTCTTCTCGATTACTTTCTATTGATATATTTTCTCAAAAGTTTGAGAATATTGACTATAATCTATTAATGGCAGAAACACAGGGTAATTTAATTAACAAATATAAACCTGTGAACTCTTTTAAGAACTCTAAGAATCAAACGCTATTTAATTCTCCTTATGCATTCTTTCGAACATATTTGAGTATTAATGACACAGCATCAGAGAAAAGCAACGATATTAAATACTGGATGCAACCAAGAGCAATGCATATGTCATTGCTTAATCACTTTAGAATTCAAATCACAATTCCAGGTGATATAGAATTAAAAGCTGGCGACATTGTTGAATACGAATTTCCTGCGTTTGAGAGTGCAGAAACTGGCGGTAAAAAACTTGATAAGGCAAGAACTGGAAAATATCTCGTTGCTTCTATCAACCATAAATTCAATGGCGATACATATGAATCGATTGTAGAGTTGGTTGCTGATTCATTCTCAGAAGCAATTCCTGCAGCCAAAGATGGATTGAATAAATTAACCAAGAAAGGTAAATGATTATGAAGAAGGTATATAAATTTTCAGCAACATGGTGTCCACCTTGTAAACGACTATCTGAAAATCTTCGAGATGTTGAATCGCCGATTCAAATTGAAGAAATTGATATAGATCAAAATAACGAGTTACCAAGAAAATTTAACATTCATGGAATACCAACTATGGTTATTGTTGAAAATGATATCGAATTAAAAAGAAAAAGCGGTCCTATGACAGCAAAAGAATATTTGGAATGGGTTAACAGTTAATGCCAAGAGAAATTCCTGTAGCCAAAGATAGATTAAATAAGAAGGGTAAATGATTATGAAAAAGATTTATAAATTTTCTGCATCATGGTGTGGTCCTTGTAAGATGTTATCTAAGACTCTTTCAACGGTTGAATCACCAGTTGAAATTGAGGAAGTGGACATTGATGCAAACCCAACATTGACGCAACAATATCGAATTCGTGGTGTTCCGACTCTCGTATTAGTTGATGGCGATACAGAAGTCAAAAGAAAAACTGGAGTAATGTCTTCAGCTGATTACTTGGCGTGGGTTAGTGAGTAATGCCAGGAGCAAAGAAAAATTTTATTGGACTTGAGGGGTTCATCTGGTGGATTGGCGTCGTTGAAGATCGCCAAGATCCAGAACAACTCGGTCGCGTTCGTGTGCGTTGTTTCGGCTGGCACACGGATGAAAAAGATAAAATTCCAACAGAGCAATTACCTTGGGCGCATCCAGTAATTCCTGTTAATAATCCAAATGCGTATACACCAAAAGAAGGTGATATGGTGTTTGGTTTTTTCATCGATGGTGATAATGCTCAGAATCCTGCAATCATGGGTGTGCTTCCTGGCAAGCCTGAAAAGAAACCTAACTATGCAAAAGGTTTTTCAGACCCAGGAAAAGATCTCGGTAAAAGACCAAAGAAGCCTGATGATCAATCGGAACAATACCCAAAAGCCAAATATCTTCGAGAACAAACTACAAATAGACTTTCTCGTGGTAAAGCAGAAGGCACTATTATTGCTACAAGAAAAAAGAATCTCAAGAAAAATATCAAGTCTGCTGGTGGTGTAACATGGAGCGAGCCAAATCCTCCATTTAAACCAACTTATCCATATAATAATGCTCTCGAGACTGAATCAGGTCATGCATTAGAGTTCGATGATACACCTGGACAAGAAAGAGTTCACATCGCACATAAGAAAGGTGCGTATATCGAGTTCGATAAAGACGGAACTAAATTAGAGCGAGTTCAAAAAGATAATTATACTGTGATTATGGGTGACGATTTTATCTATGTTAAAGGTAAAGCAGTCATTACAGTCGATGGAAATTTTAATCTTCGAACTTCTACAATTAATATTGAAGCCGCAGCAATCAATATGGCTTCAGATGGACCAATTAAAATAAAAGGAAGTGCCGTTAATATTGAAGCCACAGGTGCAATGAATTTGAAGGCTGGTGGAGTTGGCAACTTTACTTCTGGTGGCAAACTTTCTCTTAAAGGATCGACAGCAGCTCTTGCAGGAGCAACAGTTGACATTCCTGCTGCCAAAATTGGTCTGCAATCAGGTTCCGCATCTACAGCCTCTGGTGCTGGTATTAAGGGTGGTGGCACTTCACCTTCTGCAGAAGAACAGGCAGAGGCTGCTAATACCGCAGCTGCAGCAGCTAACACTTCATCAAATACTGCGGCGACTGCCAATGCTGTTTCAACTACAGGAACGTCAACATCTGCCAATGGAACATCTGGTGGTCTAGAAGAAGTTTCTGTCACAGGTAAGAAAATTGATGCATCAAATAATGCAACAAAAACTGCATTTGGTAAGGTAGTGGATGGAATTTCTTCAACGGTTGGTGGAGTTGTTTCCACAATCGGTGGCGCAGCTGATTCAATTATTAAAGATTTTACTGGCAATACACCACTCGGTGAATTGACTTCGAAGATTGACACATTTGCAAGTAGCGTAGATGATAATAAGGGTCTAATTCTGGGTCTCAAGTCTGATCTTAAAAATGGATTACTCAATAAAATTGACCAAGTGGCAACTGGAGCTGCGGATAGAAATATTGATTTCTCTATTGATTCATCTATAACAAGCGAAATTAATAAATTAAAAAATGGAACAGCAAATACTGTGCAGGTTGTTATGGGTAAGAGAATTTATCCTAAAACAGAAACAATAACGGCTAACACAAGTGGTGGATAACTATGGCGATCTCAGAAGCACGTGCAAAAATAATCGCAAGAATTGAAGCAAAACTTTTAGATAAGATCAATGACATGAAAACTAATGGTGGCACCTTTTTGCAGCAAACACCGACGGTTACAGTCGGTGGACTTCCAGTCGCAATAAGAATCGGTGGAACTGGAGCATTGGGCTCGCTCGGACAAGCATTAAATTCAGTTACCGCTGTTGTACAAGCTGCAGGAGATATTGCAAGTCTCGTTCAAAATCCAATGGCTCTCGTAGAATCTGCTGTCGGAAGTGCTATCTCTGGAGTCTCGTCTCAAATATCGGGAATTGCAGGACAACTTACTGGTGGTCAATTAAGTCAGTTGAGCGGCATTGTTTCGAATTTTAATACTGCATTATCTGATTTTCAAGCCCACACTTCGAATCTTTCTGGATTATCTTCCGCAATCAGTGATACTGTCGCTGATTTTAATAAAATAACAGATTTAGGCAATACAATTACAGGCTTGGGTTCGGACACCAGAGATTCTTTTATACAAAACACTGCTTCTGCTCTATATTCTGATACAAAATTAAACGATATTAAAGACACTTTAAATATCACCGTTCTTAATAAGATCGATTTGATTAAGCGACAAGATGCGAATACAGTTGCTGGGCAAACCGCAATTTCTACCTATGTAACCGAGATCTCTACCTTACTAAATAATCAGAAGAATACAGTAAGCGATATTGTAACAACCGACACGCATAACTTCAATGAGGCTGGAAATAATGTAACAGCCTCAACCTCTGTCATAGATTTAGCAGAACAATTTGCAGATACAACCAGCATGCAATATGTACTATTAAATCGTGTTGGGAAAGACTCTACAATTTCTGCTTTTAACACTGCACTTACGGATACAGCAACAGAATGAGTTTAATCGCTCGAAAATTTTCAGATTTAGATCTTAATTTTACGAAACATCCAGTTACAAAAGATGTTTCGAAGAAGGTGAATGAGAACGCCATTGCAACTGCGATTCGAAACCTTCTTTTGACAAGTTTTTACGAGAGACCATTTAATCCAGAACTTGGTTCGAATTTGAAAAAATTCTTGTTTGAGCCGATTGATAATGTTACAACTTCTCTCATTCAAGACTCTATTTTCGAAACGATTAAAAACTTTGAACCTAGAGTAACTATTTCTGAGGTGGTCGCTGCTCCAAATTTCGATGATCAGCGTTATGATGTTTATGTAACTTTCTTTGTTAAAAACACAATAGAACCAATTACCATCTCATTCTTCTTAGAACGGATAAGATAACATGGCAAATCCTGAAGCAAAACTCAAAGTCGCGGAACTCGATTTTGATACTATTAAAACAAATTTAAAAGAGTTTTTAAAGTCTCAATCGGAGTTCAGTGATTACAACTTCGAAGGCGCAGGTCTGTCAGTCCTTCTAGATATCCTAGCCTATAATACGCATTACATGGGCTACTACTTGAACATGGTCTCGAATGAAATGTTCATCGACACCGCCATTAAGCGTGGATCAGTCGTTTCTCATGCCAAGTTACTTGGTTATGTTCCTCGTTCCCGAGTTGCTGCAAAAGCAACAATTGATTTAACCATTACCCCAGTCGCAAACGATTCAAATAGTGCGATCACGATCCCTCGTTTTACTCGTTTTGTTTCAGAAGCAAAAGACGGAATTAATTATATTTTTGTAAATCCTTCTGCTCGAGTTACAAGTAAGAATACAGTCAGTGGATTATTTGAAGTTGACAATTTAGAAATTAAAGAAGGTCAACCAAACGCAATTACATTCACATATGATGCGCAAACGAATCCGAAGCAGTATTTCGAACTCCCAGATGTCGGAATAGACACATCAACAATTCAAGTAACAGTACAAAGATCTGCTGAGAATGCAAATCAGCAAAGTTATATTCTTGCTCAAGATGCGACAGATGTAGATGAAAACGCTGCTGTATATTATCTTGAAGAAAATAAAAATGGAAAATATCAAATTTATTTCGGCGATAATGTTGTTGGCAAATCCTTAACTGAGGGCAATATCGTTATTGTAAGTTATATTGTGACATCAGGTTCTACAGCAAATAGTTTAAGAGAGTTTAAACCTGTTGATACTATTTTAAATGGTGCATCAGTTGCAGTCACATTACAGAGTGAATCTACATCAGGTGCAGCTGAAGAAGATATTGAAAAGATTCGTTTTACTGCGCCAAAAGCATTTATCGCTCAAAATCGCGCAGTTACAAAGAACGATTACATTGCTTTAATTAATCGCGATTATCCATACTTCGAAGCAGTGAACGTTTGGGGTGGTGAAGAAAATGATCCGCCAGTTTATGGAAAGGTTTTCTTCACAGCAAAACCTCTAGGTGGTTATGAGATCACAACAACTGAAATTGAATCTATTAAAACTAATATTCTAAAACCATTTTCAGTGTTAACAGTAACGCCTGATTATGTTGAAGCAGATTATAATTATCTCAATATTAGCGCAGACGTCAATTACGATCCAACTAGAACAAACAAAACTGCAAGTGAAATTAATTTAGGTGTTATCAGCGCTATTCAGAATTTCTGTAATCAAAATTTAGATACATTTAATTCAACATTTAAAGTTTCTCAATTATCAAGAGCAATTGACGACTCTGATCAATCAATCACAAGTAATGATATTGGTGTTATTATTGAAAAACGTTTTGCTCCAGATACAACCAGAACGTTGAGTTACAGTCTCAATTTCGGCACAGAATTATTACAAGGAACAACAACTCAACGCTTGATTTCCACACCTTCGTTTAAATATCTCGATGCTGCGGGAATTGAGCGTGATTGTTTCTTAGAAGAAGTTTTGCAATCATTTACTGGTGTCGAAAGCATTGAAATTCTAACAGGTGGTAGTGGATATACTACAACTCCAGATGTGATTATTGATGGTGATGGCACTGGTGCTTCTGCTCGAGCATTAATCGTAAACGGATCCGTTAAGAAGATTGAAGTTGTACATGTAGGAACTGGATATACTTCAGCGTCAATCACAATATCTGGCGGCGGTGGATCTGGTGCATCAGCAAGAGCAAGTTTGCAAGGTCGCACAGGCAAAATAAGAATTTATTATTTCGATACAAATCAAATTAAAAAGGTTATAACAGAAGATATTGGTACAATCGATTACCAACTAGGTGTTATTACATTAAATAGTTTCGCACCAACAAGTGTTGATGATCCATTCGGAACGTTAATTATTAAAGCCATTCCAAGAAAAAAGATTTTCTCCTCTGTTAGAAATAGAATTGTCACACTAGATACTTCTGATCCAGGTTCTGTGATTACAACAATTAATGCCGTAGTCGAGCCATAATATGTCTGCAGCCGAAAAAACAATTTCAGCCCTTATTGAGTCTGAGTTACCAGACTTTATTAATGCTGAACATCCACAATTCAAGAGATTTCTTGAGTTGTATTATACATGGATGGAGCAAAATTCTGCAAACGGAATCTCAAATACTGCAGGAAATACAATTTATCATGCGATGGGTATTGAAAACTATCGCGATATTGATCAAACTCCACCTGAGTTTATTAAGTATTTTAAAGACGAAATTCTTCCATATTTCCCAGAAAATACTTCTCTCAGCACAGAAAAGATTATCAAGGCTGCTCGTGAATTCTATAGCAAGAAAGGTAGCGACGAATCTCTTCGTTGGTTGTTTAAAGCATTATTCGACGAAGATATTGAAATTAATTATCCAAAAGAGCAAATATTCATTGCTTCTGACGGTAAATGGATTCTACCACGTGCATTTAGAATTACCATTACAGAACAGAATAAAAATGTAGATCCAAATTTATTAGAAAAACGACTAGTATTTGGAACTACCTCTGGCGCAACTTGTGTTGTTGAATCTGCAAATAGAAACGTTGATCCAACAAATGGTAGAGAAATATTGGAAATTTATGTTTCCAATATTAAAAAGTTTTTCGATAACGGTGAAACAATTGAGATTGAGTATGTTGATGCAAACGGCAGCACTCAATTTTTCCGCGAAAGAATTATTGGTACACTATCAAATATTCGCGTCGATTCTAACATTCGTACTGATCCAGCACAACGACGTCGCGGTCTTTTATATAACGTTGGTGATCCAGTTGTAATCACTGGCGGTTTGAATAATACACCTGAAGCCAATGATGCAGCTGCAATCGTTGGTGATGTTTCTCAGGGTTCTATTGAATCAGTAGCCATCACCTTTGCAGGTTATGGATACAGAGTATACTCAAATACAGAAGTTATTGTATTGCGTTCTGTTGGTGATGATCCAAATGCAAATCAAAGTACAGATCTTCGTGTATTAAACGTGAATGTTTCTGCATGTACATCTAACAGTCAAAGAAATTTCTTAGAACCAATCACTTATGATAAAACAGTAATCGATTACGTTGGTGATGTACAAATTGGGAATGCAAATTTAGCCTTCTTCACACTAAACACTCGAAACGCTTTATTAAATGTTACCGAAAACGATGAAGATGACTTCTTTAATAATTATGAAGAAGTTTGGGCTAACGGTAACAACTTTGTGGATGCTCTATTTACTGCAAAAATTGCAACTGTAAATGGAAATACCGCTATTCTTGGTACTGTAAATGTTAACACAAGCAACATTGTTATTGGAACTGGAACTGCATTTGACGTAGAATTAAAAATAGGTCAACAACTCGAAGTTGGTGGTGAGAGAAGAACCATCGATAATGTTGTAAATAACTTTTATTTGACGACAACAGCTGGCTATTCTGGAACATTAACAGCGCAAACAGCATATCGAATTGGACCATTTGCGACACTGGGCACTGCATGCACAGGCGGGTTGTTAGTTTATGATATTTCAAACACAGGACCACTTGCTACAGTTTTAACTGGCGCTCAAATTAATACAAGAAATACCGCAAAGTCATTTGTGTTCAATTCAGTTACAACATATCTTGTTCCTGCAAATGCAAATAGCCAACTGATTCAATGTTTAGACTTTGAAACTGTAAACACTGGCGGTATTGCATTGATTTCTGTTCTTAATGGTGGCGGTGGCTTTAGATCAGAACCTGCACTCGATGTTAAATCATATTATGACACTCAATTATCAGAAAACTATAGTTATGTTTCTGAAAATGAAGATAAAGTTGCCACAAGACAATTGTTTAAAGACCTTGGTCAAATCGCACACGTTTGGATTAATAACGGTGGTTCAGGGTATGCTGTTAATGACGTGATTTCATTCAGTGGTCGTGGATATGGTGGCAATGGATATGTTCAGAACGTAAACACCACAGGTGCAATTACTTCTGTGATTCTTTCTGATCGCGGTGAAGGTCATCTTGTTCGACCAAATGTAATTATAACTCGTTTGTCGCCAAGTTATACTACGATGAACGGAACTGCTAATATTATTTCTGGAAATACGACAGTATTCGGAACAGCAACAGAATTTACAACTGACTTTAATTCAACTAATGTTATTCGAGTTAATAACGAATTAAGAAGAGTTGTTACCGTTGTTAACAATACCATTCTTCGTGTCAATACTGCATTTAATTTCACAAGTAATGCAAATACTGTCGACCGTCAAAATGGTTCAGAAGCAACACTAACTGCTTACTTGTTCGGCGATGGTCTTGAAGATACTGTTGGAACTTCCGCTATTGGTAGAGTGCGTGATATTCGATTATTATATCGTGGATATGACTATATTTCTGTTCCTGATGTCTCATTAAAAGTTGTTGATACAATTGTCAACCCAATCTCTGTAGAAGTTCCATTCGTAGAAACAGAGTACGTTTATCAAGGTGCAAACCTTGCAAGTTCAACATTCCGCGCGAATGTTAAGTATTTCAATAATACAACTGGGTTATTAAGACTTTATAACTATTCTGGTCGAATTGACCCAACAGTTGATATTAAGTCTGGAAATAATATTTTCTGTAATGTGAATACTGCTGTTAACGTTGCAGCTCCAGCACAATATGATCCAACGGTGATCGCTATTGGATTACCAAATCCAATGTATTATGGTAATGGTCGTGCTCGAGCCAATGCTCTGTTTGCTAATGGACTTATTGAGTTTGATGGATTCTATTTAAACTCTGATGGATTCCCAAGTGCAGATAAAGTGTTCCAAGACGCTAATGTTTATCATAACTTCTCATATATTGTTCAATCAGAGAAAAACCTCGTTGACTTTGAGACGCCTGTTAAGAATATCGTACACCCAGCTGGAATGTCACTTATTTCGAAGACAGTTCAAAAAGCAGAAAAAGATCAATTTACGATTGCATATCCAAACGTCTCAATTATTATGCCAGGAAATGGTACAGAAGCAGTTACCGTCACCAATTCATATTCGAATGTTGTAATTGGATACCAAACCTTGTTCTTACCAAACGTTGGCAGCGTTCAATATTCAAACTCTCGTGTCAACGTTGGTGATTTGTTTGTCATTGAAGATGGCACCAGAATACCAATCTCACGAACTGTCACAGCAGTGAATAGCAACACTCAATTGATGGTTGATGCGAACTTCTTATATACTGGTCAAGGTAAGATTAGAGGAAATGTTGTATTTACGAATATCCCTGGAACAGTAACTGTCAATCCAGCTGTAAGTGGTACTGTAGAGATTAATTCTCCAATCACAGGAACAGTTAATGTCGTGGCATTTAGTAATGTGGTTATTGGCAATAACTCAACCACATTCACATCTAATCTGACTGCAAATTCTGTTTTAACGATTAATAATGAAACAAGATTAGTAAGTAACATTGTCAATAATGAATACTTGGTGGTAAACTCTGCGTTCACACATTCAGGAACTGATAATATAGCGTATCTTGGATCAAATATCGTTTATGGTTCTGGCACAAACTTCGACCCTCAAGTAAACGTTGGTGATATTGTCACAATCAATAGTGAAGTTCGTGAGGTTACTGTTGTAACATCTGATACAAGATTAGAAGTGAACGCACCATTTACATATTATGGAACAGGAAAATCTCTCTATAAACAGAATAATAAAGTTCTTGGTGTTTCGACGTTCTTTGATATTAATCTTGCTGTAACTGATATTATTAAAGTTAATAATCAAATTCGTGAAGTTGTGAATATCGACAGCGGAACTCTACTTACTGTAAATGCACCATTTGAATATTATGGAACAGGAAATAATATCGCAGAATTGAGCAATACTATTGTCACAGTTTATAATAACTCAAATAGCGTCGACGAATTAGTTCTTCAAAGCGATAATATTAGTTTTAATATATTTGCTGCTAATATTATGATGGCTCAAACTGGTAATGTTCAAATCTTCACGACAAATACCAAAGTCATCGGAACAGGAACACTATTCACATCAAACTTGGTTGCAAATGATATAATCATGGTTGGTGGTCAAATCAAACAAGTTATTAATATTGCGAACGATACTGTATTGAATGTGAATTCTGTCTTCACTGCAAATGATACTGATGAATTGATTTACAGAAGAGCGACTGCAGTTAACGCTGAGGTGCTTTCTGTTTCATCGAATAATTTAACTCTCAACGTTGCAATTCCAGGTAACATTGCCAACCTAGTTTATGTCGTGGCTCCAAACTATCGACAGATTCAAACAATTGGTGGAACAGTAAATCTTTCTTCCAATATTGCTGTTGCAAATACAAGTAATGCAAACACTCCAACAAGTTTCGTTGGTACAGTTTATATCGGGAATCAAATCACGACAAACGATTACGAAACAAGAACTGTTGTTGGCGTGAACGCAAGCACTATAATTGTAGATGCTAACTGGGATGTTCCTGGCGATGATAAATACCTAACATTACCAGAAAACCACACTTTCAACGTTGTCACTTTGACTGCATACTGAGGCTTCAATGTCATCATTAATAACACCAACATTTTCGAAATTCTTAGTTGAGGATGTGCGAGAGCAATTCGCCTCTCAGTCAAATACCTATGTGACATTGGGTAGAGCAATTGGAACTGGCTCCAATACTGCAAATATTGAAGATATCTTTTGGACTACAAACGAAAGAAATAAGTTTTATAGAAACATGGTCGGCGCCAAAAAGGTTGCTGCAGCCGATATGCAACCAGTTATTCCTAGAGTCGACTGGACTTCAAATACAGTCTTTGATTCTTATGAAGATAACATAGAATTATTCTCATACATTGATTTGTATAATTTAGGGACCGTAAATGCAAATTCAAACACTGTTCTAACTGGAACTGTTAATATCGCAGCTTCGAATGTTGTTGTTGGTAATGGCACATCATTCAATTCGTTCATATTTGCTGGTGATCAGATCATCGTCAACTCAGCAACTAAAACTGTTGTTTCTGTGACAAACGCTAGTCATTTGATTGTGAACAGTGCTTTTGCAAATACAAACACGGGGTCTACAATCGCATTACGCTCGAATGGAAGAATTATTATTGGTAATTCTGCTAATTTTATTGGTAACGTTGAATCAGGTAATGTTGTTGTTATTGGTGATGACGCTAGAGAAGTTATCACTGTCAGAAGTAATAAAGTTTTAGCAGTAAATGCAAATTTAACATACTCAAACGCAAACGTTACTATTTCTAGAAGAGATAACACTTATCCATACACCGCAAATACTTTTTATGTGCGAAATAAGAGAGATCAGGTATTCAAGTGTTTGTTTAATAATTCAAGAGCAAATTCTACAGTTGAACCAACTATCGATATTGACGGGCAACTTCCAGAAAATCCATTTATTTTGACGGGCGATGGTTATAAATGGAAGTATATGTACACCATTCCTGCTGGTTTGAAACAGCGTTTCTTTACAAATAGATGGATGCCTGTTTCAAACGATGCTGTCGTTGTTGCTGCTGCCACAGATGGTAGAATCGACCTAATTAAAGTTCTTTGGGGTGGTTCAGGATATTTAAGTGGTGGAAATAGTAACACTGCAGCAATACTACAGGTTACAGGAACAGATGGTCAGGGTGCTAATCTAGTTGCTAAAGTCGCCAATGGCGTGATCACAGACGTTACGATCCTTACAGGTGGAAACAACTACACAGAAGGTACAGTAACTTTAAATAATCTAGCCGATCAATTAGGTCTTGTTACGATTGGCGGTATCGTGAATATCAGTTCTACTGTTGTGAATGCTAATGTTTCTAATACCGCAAATCAATCGTTTATCGGAAATGTATTTGTAAACGATATCGTAACAATTAATTCTGAATCGAGAAATGTCGTAACTGTTGTTAGCGGAACGCAATTGGTTGTAAACACTGCCTTCACAAATCCTGCAAACAATCAAATCATGACTGTAACAAGATCAAATGCAGTATTCGACCTTCAGATCGGTCCACAAGGTGGGCATGGATACGATCCAATTAAAGAACTCAGAACCCATAGCCTTATGGTTTCAGTCGAGTTTGAAGATACAGAAAACGAAACAATTCCAATAAGTGATTCAACGAATACATTCGACTTTAATCAGATTGGAATCGTTATGGATCCTATCGTTGCAAATGGTGCATTTACAGCAAATCAAACGAATTATCGAATTTCAACTCGACTTGAAGTTTCGGATCCAGGGTTAACAAATTTCGTAGATGATGAGACTGTATACGTTGGAACCTCCTTATCGACTGCAACTGCAATTGCAAATGTGGCTCACTGGGATCCAGGTGATAATTATCTTTACATAAATAATATCACAGGAGCATTCTCTGGACAACAAATCATCAGAGGTGTTACATCGGGAGCTTCGGTTCCTATCCTATCGGTTTCAAATTCTGAGTTAAAATTGTATAGTGGCGATTTGATTTATATGGAAAATAAACCAAACGTAACTCGTAAAGATAATCAAATAGATCAAGTTAAAATTGTACTTTCTTTCTAGGTAGAAGTTCATGGAATTTAATATTGAACCATATAACGACGATTTTCAACAGAACGCATTAGATAATAATTACGTTCGAATTTTGTTTAAGCCAGGACGCGCTGTCCAGGCTCGTGAATTGACTCAAATTCAGTCAATGCTGCAAAATCAAATTAAGCAGTTTGGCGATCATGTTTTCCAGGATGGTTCTCCTGTAATCGGCGGTAATCTAACCCTCGATAATAAAGTAAAGTATCTAAAACTCCAAGAAACTTTTAACAATACCGACATTGACGTTGACGAATTCAACGAAAAAGTTATTCGTAACGAAGATGGAACAGTTCAAGCAAAAGTTCTTGCAACGTATTTCCCACCTGATGGTATTCCAACACTTCTCGTTAAGTATATCACTGGTGTAGAATTTGCCGACGGTGATACTCTTAAGATTATCGGAACACAAACTCAGGCGCAATTGATCGGCTCTTCAGCAAATGGATTTGCGACCGTTTGTTCAGTAAACGAAGGTGTATTTTACGTTGATGGTTTCTTCGTTCAGGTTCCAAATCAAACAACTGTCGTCAGTCCATATTCTACGGTTGCAAACGTTAAGATTGGTCTAGAAATTTCTGATGATATTGTTGATAGCGATATTGACACTACACTTCTCGATCCTGCTCAGTCCTCATTTAACTACCAGGCTCCAGGTGCTGATCGTTATCAATTTAATCTTTCTCTTTCAACACGCCCACTTGATACCGTTGTGGATGAATCACAATTCTTCGAATTGATGCGCGTGGAACAAGGTGCGATCACAAAACAAGTTAAGTATCCAATCTACGCTGAACTTGAGAAAACTCTTGCTCGCCGTACATTCGATGAATCAGGAGACTATACAGTTCGCCCATTCCGTGCATCTATTCAAGATGGTACAGATGCAAATAATTATACGATTTCCATCGAACCTGGCAAAGCATATGTCAAGGGATTCGAATTTGAAACAATTGGAACATTAAAGATTGATGCACCTAAACCTCGTGGTGCTTCTGATATTAAATCATTAGTTGACACTGACGTCGATATTTCTTATGGTAATTTCTTGTACGTTACTGCTTTGCGTGGTAGCGGCGCATTTATTAATACATCTGCGCTTGAAAAAGTAGATATTCACGCTTCATATAGTTCTGGTATTAATACTGCGCAAACTGCAGCATCAGGAAATGTGTTCTATTATTCTAATACTCGTATCGGTAGCGCAAGAGTAAAGAATTTTACTCGTTATTCTGCAGACGGATTTAATAATAAAACAGATTCAAATGGTGTTTATTCTCTATATTTGACAGATATTAATATTCAACCTAAAGTATTAAAAGTAAATAATGCTAGTGGTGCTGCAAATACCTTAAACTTGCATGCAGGATTATTCTGCTCAAACGTTAATAACTTTATTAATGTTTCAATCACAATTCTTCCAGTCAGATTGGATGCAATTGCAAACGTAAATGTTGCAAATGTATTTGCAAACTCATATCGTGTTAATGCTAATTCAGCAGTAGCAAACGTATTCAATTCACCTAATGTTAATGTTGGTTCTATTATTCGAATTGGTAATGAAGTTCGTGAAGTGACGAGCATTAATACTGCAGGTGACTATCTAATTGTTAATACAGCATTTGAAAATACATTTGTTGCAACTGATAAAGATTCAAACCCATTAAGTGTGTTTGTACAGAGTGATTACACACAAAACGTTACAAATCAATCAAGAATAATCACATCAGCTGGAACTGCCACAGGAAATTCATTCTTTGTTCTTGACCGACCATTTGATAATTTCGGTATCCCTGATGCAAATACCGTATTCCAAATGAACTTCTCGATTGATAATGCGCGCAGTTTTGTTTCTGGTCCAGTAGTTGCAAATGCTCGAAATCTAGTAGCAAATGCATCGATGAACGTTGCTTCTCTATCATTTGATCGTAGTTTCTTTACGACTCTTGAAGATAAACAAAGAAACGGATTTATCTTCCGCTTGCCAGCAAATTATGTTAGCCGTTCTACATTAAACAATGCTGATTATAATTTCAATAAGATTATTCTAAATCGTTCCAATACTGGTACTGCAAATCAGTTTGCATTATCCCAAGGTTCAGGTTTAGAAACATTTGAAACTATACCTTTTGCTGACGCAACTGGTGCAATTCAAGATAATCTAATTGTGGTTGTGCGAGATAATAATGGTAACACTCAATATCCAAATGGATCAGTGTTGCAATTGACTGCAGGTAATGTTACTATCGGATCACCTGCAACATCAATTACGATCGATACCTTTGTTCCAGACATTTTAAAAGTTGATATTTTAATTAATGTTAAACAAAATGATGCAGAAGATAAGATTCGTAAAAAGATCTATTATAGCAATACAAGCTGGAGCGGAACAAGAACTAACTTCACATATCCAACTAGCGAAAATGGTAATACAACAGTCACACTAGACAATTATACTACTGTTGCAAACATTAACGTTGCTCAAGGATTTATTTTCTTGGGTGATCCAACATTTAATGCTGTAAGACCTGGAGATGCAATCAATCTCTTTGTTCCTGACGTTGTTAAAGTAAATAAAGTTCTTGCTGGTAACACAACGCATTATCCAGACGCAAATAATGTTGCTGATATTACAGATCGCTTCTATGTCGATTATGGTCAACGCGATGATATTTACGATCATGCTAAACTTATTTTGAAGCAAGGTTATGATAGTCCTTCTGCAAAACTCTTGGTGCACGTTGACTTCTATCAGCACATCTATGCATCGGGATCAAACGTATCATTCTTCTCGGTTGACTCATATTCTCAAACACAATATGAGAATGGCGCAATCCCAATTTATACGTCAAATGATGGCACTGTCTATAATCTAAGAGATTGTATTGACTTCAGACCAACTCGTACACTTGGTGATGGTGGTTCAGGATTCACTGTTCCAAATGTTCCATCTCCAGATGAAGTTACTGAATTATCATTCAACTATTATCTACCAAGAATCGACAAACTAGTCTTGTCAAAAGATAAGGAGTTTAGAATTCTCCAAGGTAAATCATCAGCCCAACCACTTCCTCCAGAGGATGTGGATGACGCAATGACATTATACACGATCAAACTTCCACCATATGTGGCAGATGTTCGTGAAATTAAGATGGTTTATATTGAAAATCGTCGATTTACGATGAAGGATATTTCCTCTATCGAAAAACGTCTACAGAAAGTTGAGTTCTTCACTTCTCTAAACAATGTTGAAAATCTTGCACTTGCAGATAAGACGCAATACGAAGATGGCACAGAAAAAGAGAAGTATGGTATCGTTGGTGAGAACTTCCGCAACTTTAATATTGCAGACTATAAGAACGCCGACTTTAATGCAGCATTGGAAGGTGGTTTCCTAATTCCTCCAATGAACATTAATAGCGTTGGCTTCAAGAGAGTTTCAGTTGATACAACTCAAACAAATCGTAAAACAGTAACTCTTCAATATACTGAAACTCCAGCAATCATTCAAGGATTGGCTGCTAACAAAGCTGTTTCTGTCCAACCATTCTTGTTTGGTCAGTTTAATGGAACATTGTTGTTGTCGCCAGAAACAGATTACTGGGTCTCAGAAACATTGAAGCCAGAGGTTATCACGGTTCCAGAAAGAATTATCGAAAATCACACTGTGATTCGCGAAATTATCACCGAACCATCACCACCTGTAACAATCATTAATGTGTTGCCAACTGTAAACGCAGCAACTCAAATTATTGAAACACCAGGCGGTGATCCACCAGCTCCACCATCAGAAGAAATTGTTGTAGTTGAGCCACCTGCTCCACCTGCTCCAGTAATTCCACCTGCGCCAGTGCTTGTACAACCTGAATATGATCCATGGCAAGAAAGAACATGTCCAGCTCCATGGATGATGATCACGTTGGATAATGGATATAAACTACCAGCTGGTGAATTGAAGCCAGGAATGTTTGTTCGTGCAGCCCATGAGCATACACTAGATGTTGGTAAGTATGAAGTCACTCATGTTGAGTCAATTCAAGATGCAGAAAGAATTCTAATTGAATTCGAGCATGTTGATTTCGTCTGTTCTCTATCGCATAAATTCTATGTGAATGGTGAGTGGGTGGATGCGCAAGATCTAGAAGTTGGCGATATGGTTGGTCTCGCACCACAAGAATACGAAGTTCTTGGTATTAGAGAATATGATGATGGTGAAGTTATTAAGATCACTGTCAACGAAGCACATACATACTTCTGTGAAGATATTCTCTCGCACAATAAGCCACCAACTCTTGATCCAGAACCATTTGTGGATCCAGTGTTGCCTGACGTTGTTGTTCCACTTGTTCCACCAGATCCACCAAATCTCGAAATTAAGTTTGAGTTTGATCCATGGTGGGGTATCATTCCAAGAAATATGTTTGGTTGGGGTGGATCGTTTGATGGATCATCATGGTTCCCAGCTGTGATGACAACAATCACTGACATTCCTCCTCCAATTGAATCGCCAAATCCAATGCTCTCAGAGCCAATTATATTGGGTGCGCCAATTGAAGATGTCAGTGCAAGTTTGATTACGACTGCTACTCGCAATGGAGGCGGTGGAAGGGATATCGATATGGATTTCCTCAATTTTAGATATGACTTAAATTAAAAGATTAGGTAAAGAAGAATATGCCAATTACAACAAATTACGGTAAAGTCGTTGTTGACACAAACCTTGTCCCTTACATTCGTGAGAGGCAGGTTCAATTTCTTGCTCAAAATTTGAGACCATATAAACTCGCCAAAATCTTTTTTGACGATGTTGCGGTTAATCAATTTTGTCAAGCACCTGGTCGATTATTGCTTGATTCTAAAAAAGCAATTACTGTTGAGAGAAATAATTCTACAACGATTACGACAACTGATATAGCATTCCAAGGTTCTTCAAATACCGTAAATACCTTCAATGCTATTGTTGAAAATTTCTATAGTGGCAATAATACTGTTATTCTTCGCCGTTTAAGTGGTAACTTTGACGATCAATCTCAACTTTTCATTGAGAATGTTTCTACTGGTGTTGTTTATGCCAACTGTAATATTGCAACAGTTACAAATTTAAATACATCTGATTCGTTTAGAATCGGTGAGGGTATTGTCGCCCCAGAACGTGGAAATGGTTATGGCACTGTATTGGCTACCTCTGGCGAAAATGTTCTTTATGTTAATCAGAATTATCTAAATCTAAACGTAGATGCAGTTGGCGTTAATACTATTGCGTCAATGAGTGGCGATTACAAAGATGGTGACGTCGTTTATCAAACATTGACTGGCGTTCCACGATATGATCTTGCAACGTTTAAAGGTATTGTGAGATACTTCAACGTTAATGGACAAGGTGCACTTGCGATCGAGCCATTATCTGGTAAAGTTGTTGCGAATTCAAATGTCGCAAGTTCTAATGCTGTTGTTAGACTTTGGAATGCAACATCGACTGGTTCTAAGCCACTCGCAGCAAATCAATACAACCGCAGTTACTTTGCTTCAAATAGTAACGTTCAAAGCGTTATTAATACATCAGTTAAGATTAATACAAGCTCTTGGATTCATCGTTCAAGTTTGATTGCAAATACTGATGCTCCAAATAACTCAACAATTATTCTCAGCACACAAAGCGGTAACAATCCTGCAAATGGTAACTTGATTTATCTCACATCAGGTACTGGTGTTGGTACAGTTAAAAGAATTGTTTCAATCAGCGGTGATGTAGCTGTTCTTAATAGCGCACTTGGATTTAATGTAACATCAAATACATACTATTCAATCGGCAACTTTGAAGTTGATCAATACGGAACATTGGCTGGTATCTTCCATATTCCATCATATTCAAACTTCAAGTTTAAGACAGGTAATCGTGTACTTACAATCACTGATACGAATACCTATAATGACCCTGACTATGACATGCGTGCATCAGCAATTTATGCTGCTTCGGGTATCTTGAAATCTACGCAAAGATTGCAAACAACACCAGTGTTGGCTCCTCTACCTGAGGTAGAAGCTGACGCCCCAGTTGTTCCAATTCCTCCATCAGATAGAACATTCAACTCTCAACAAAATAAGAGCCCTGTCACAGGTTCTACTGGATCAACTACACCAAGAATTCCTCTTGGAGATGGTTTGTCGCAAACATTCTTTACGCCAAAACCATTAAGCAACAACCAAGATTATGGTATGTTCGTAACTTCAGTTGATTTGTTCTTTAAGAGCAAGCCAGCTTCTGGTGGATTCTTCACGAATTCGCTCTTACAAAAACGCAGTAGCATGCAATTGCCTGTGACTGTAAAGATCGCCGAAGTTCAAAATGGTTATCCAACAAAGAACTACCTGGCTTCAAAGACAATTCAAGCAAAAGACGTTAATGTATCTGAAGTTCCAAGCACATCAAATACTGCAACTGTGACGAAATTTACTTTCGACGATCCAGTTTATTTGGAACCAGCTCGTGAGTATGCTTTAATTGTTGGATCAGATTCTCCAGACTATGAATTGTTTATCGCTGAAATTGGCGAAGATGTACTAGGTTCATCACCAACTCGCCGTATTTCTGAGCAGCCATATGCTGGATCATTGTTCAGATCACAAAACTCATCAACTTGGACACCATATCAAAATCAAGACTTGATGTTTGTGATTAATAAGGCAGTGTTTGCATCATCAGGAACAGCGACGTTTAATCTTGATATGCCACCTACTGCAAACGTTGACATCGATCGTGTCATGCTTGTTTCTTCAGATTTGAAGTTCCCAGTTGGCACAGTAGACTATAAATTGAAGGGTTTATTCTCTTCAAATACGCAGCAAGAAAATCCAGGCGTCTATCTTGTTCCTTATGGAGCAGTTGAATATGGCACCTTGCTAGATCGTTCAGGTAAGCCAGCATCTGGTTCGTTCTTGAATCGTCGTCGTATGGTTCGTGGCAATTCAAATAGTTTCATCATGACTCTTGAAATGTCATCAACTAATGGTGATGTTTCTCCAGTGGTAAATCTAGAAAGATTGTCGCTCGCTGCAGCAACGTTCGGTATCAATAACGCTGGATTGCAGAATACTCATATCTCTATCACTAATGCTGGTGCTGGTTATAATGCCATGTCAACCAGCGGAAACGTGGTAAAGGGCTCTACAAATAACGCAATCAATAACTTTGCTCAGTTGTATCGTGAAACTTATCTTGCTAATAACTGGAACATTGGATTCTATAACGTAACGATTACGAATAATCCAAACGATAGTGGAACAGGTGCTTCTGGTTTCGCAGTTGCAAATACTGATGGTTCGAACACGATTAGTTATGTTGTCATGACAACGACTGGTAGTGGATATCTAGAAACTCCAACTGTCTCTTTTGCCACTGGCAATGCTACAACAACCACTCAAGCGCAAGGTATTGTTTCTGGTGAAACAAGCAAGTCTGGCGGTAACATGGTTGCGAAGTATATCACTCGCGAAATTGTTCTCGAAGATGGATTTGAGGCTGGTGATTTGAGAGTATTCATGGATGCGATTCGCCCAACGGCTACTGACATTCAAGTTTACTACAAGGTTCTATCTCCAGATGATCCACAACGTCTTGCTGATAAGAGTTGGAGAAGAATGTCAATTGTGAAGGATATCTATTCCAAGAATGCGAAAACGATTATTGGATTAGAATTTAAGCCTTCTCTTGACTCAAACAAGATTTCTTACACAGAAAACGGTTTAAATTATCCAATCGGTGGAATCTTTAAGAACTTTGCTGTGAAAGTTTGTATGAGAACCACTGACGCTTCGATCGTTCCTAAGATTCGCAATCTAAGAATTATTGCTGTTCCTGAGGGTTAATTATGGGCGACAGAGCGAGAGTAAAAGAAAATACCAGTTTTGTTAAAGATTTAGACACTATGGTTGTTCTAAACACTAACAAAGGTGCAGTAGCAAAGCATAAACAAAAAATGGCTGAATTAAATCGCGCAAAGCACGTAGAAAGCGAAATAAATAATCTGAAGTCAGAAGTCTCTGATATTAAAGACATGCTTTCTCAAATTTTAAAAGCCGTTGGTGGCGAGAAGTAAAATATGGCAAATACAATTAATGTCGGTTTAACAACCACAACAAATACGTTTAATCAGTGGAGAATCACAGACAATCTCATGGCGAACGACGTCAATGAGATTGCTCGTGGCAACTTTGTCAAACCAACTGGTAACGTAACGATTTCTCAAGGCTTTGTTCGAATTGCAAATGCTACTGGTGGTGTTATTCTTGACGTTGCTGACGATACAAATATCGACGGAACGCTAACTGTTTATGACGTTGAAGTTGATAACGCTACGAACCACATGTATGTCGATTGCGGCGATATTCGCTATCGTCGCATGGGTCAAAATGACTTCTATCATATCAACACAAATACGACAATTTATGCAACTAACATCTCGTTCACCAATGCTGCATCTGGCACACTAAATGTTAACAATCAGTATGTGACGATTAATACTCAGTTTGCAAATGTTGCAAATACTCAAGATACAGCAGTTTTAAATATTCATCCACCTAATGTGTGGGTATTTGGCACGAATGTGAATATTCAAAATACAACTGCTGGATCTTTAAACGTCTTTAATAGGCTTACTCACGTAAACTCAGGAAATGTTTACTTTGGTAATAATGATCCAGTATCAAAGGTTATTGTTGAATCTCAAAATACGATTATCTTTGGTTCCAATGTAACTATTCAGAATACATCTGCAGGAACAGTGAATATTAACAATCGTATTGTTGAAGTCACTTCACCTAATATAATCTATTCGAACACGCACTCAACCGCAAGATTTAATGTTTATCCAAATACATTCTATTTTGGTGGACATGTTAATATTGCAAACGTCGAATTAACATCTACATTTAATGTTGCTCCGATCACAAACTTTTTCGGAACCAATGTTAATGTTTCAAACACAACACAAGGCGGCACGTTCAATGTGTCGTCAAATACGTTTATCACTGCCTCAAATGTTACAATTGCTAACACTCAAGTTGGCGGAACATTAAATGTTGCGTCTAATACGAACATTACTGCATCAAACGTATTAATTTCTAATACTCAAGCAGGTGGTACGTTTAATGTTGCATCAAATACGACAATCACTGCTTCAAATGTAACGATTTCGAATACACAGGTCGGTGGAACATTTAATGTTGCATCAAATACAACAGTAACTGCAGCAAACGTAACGTTCTCAAATACGACTGCTGGTGGCACTTTAAACGTTGCCACAAACACTCGTATCACCGCAGCAAACGTTGTAATTTCGAATACGACTGTTGGCGGCACCCTTAACGTTGCATCTAATACTCGTATCACTGCAGCCAACGTTGTCATTTCAAATACAACAGTTGGTGGTACATTGAATGTTGAATCAAATACAACACTATCACCGCAACATGTCTTGTTCTCAAACGCAGCCGCAGCAGCAACTGTAAACGTGACTCCAAATACTTGGATTAGTGGCAACTTAAATCTTGCATCAAATCTTGAGGTTACAAAAACATCATTCTTCTATGGTAACGTTGTTGCTTCTCAGAATGCCAATGTTACAGGAACAGTAAATGTTGGATCAATATTAGCAGTCACAGGAAATACGTTACTATTGTCCAATTTGACAATTAGTAGAAACACGGTTGTATCGCAAAATGCTAATGTTCTAGGAACATTGAATGTCGCTTCTCTTGAAGTTGGAAGTAATATCACGACAGGCAACTTGAGAGTTACTGGGCTTGCGAACATTGCTTGTGCAAACATAATTCAAGCAACAGTTACATCGTTGACTGTGTTGGATCCAATTATTGCACCTTCAGAAAACGACTCTGATTCGTATCGCTTGCGTTATACATCTAACACTCGCGGTGATGGTCAGTTCGGTGTTTATCTCGGATCTGCTGCAAATGGTAACGCATTCATCAAGTTCGATACTGCACTTGGTAACGTCTGGCGTATTACATCAAACAGCACACAAGGTATCTACGACACGATCTTCTCAACCAAAGCATACTATGCAAATACGTTGCAAGGATATGCTGAAGGTATGGTCACAGCAACGGTGACATCTGGTACATATACTGCAAATCTAGCCCATTCAAACATCTTTGATTTGACTTTGGCTCGTGTTGCAGGTACTTCAACAGCATTAACCTTTGAGAAAGCACCAGTAACTGGAAATCTATTCTCTGTGACATTGATTGTTCGTCAATCAGCCGCTGCAGGTAATACGTTGAGTTATGCTAATACGGTGAAGTGGTCCAACGGCGAAGAACCAGTACTGGCTTCAGGTACTTCTGGTAAACTTGACGTTATCACGTTACTTACTGTAGACGGTGGTACGACATTCTTCGGTTCACACGCTATGGCTAATGTTGGTTAAGGAGATTATTCATGAGTAATGTTCTTAAATTTCCACAAAGTTCAGTTCATGATTCTTTTGAAGGAATTCTAAAAGCATATCGCGAAAAGGTTCAAAAGATCGATGCACGCGAAAACGTAGTTGTTCTTAATTTGAATGAGTCAAATATCTTCAATATTACACTACGCAAAAACGTAGTAAATATTTCATTCGATCATTTGCCTGAAGCAGATTTAGCATACTCTTGTGTGTTAGTTTTAAAACAAGATTCAATTGGCAATCGTAAAGTAATTTTCCCAGAGAATGTTTATTGGTCATTTAATGAAGTTGCAGTATTAGCAACAAAGCCAGGATTTGCAGACGTTATTACATTGATGACGTGTGATGGTGGTGAAACTTATTATGCATCTCATGCTTTAGCCAATTTAGGTCGTTAGGAGGTTATTTTAAATGGCATTAGCAAAAATTAAAGATGTTACATTGTATGTTGGTCTTACAGAAAATGGTGCAGCATGTTTTCAAGTAAAGAAACTTCTTGCTGATAATAACATTCCACACAAACTTCTTGCATACAATGATACAGCACAACACCCATCAGTGTTTGGTGCATTAAACACATGGCGTTGGGGTGAAAATTTAGAAACAAGAACATTTACTGATTTTCCAATTGTTCACTGGAAAGAAGTTGACACCAATGCTGATATAGTTTTAAAATGCGTTACATCAGTCGCAGAACTAAACAACTCTTCATTATTGTTAAATAAAGAACTCGTAGAATAATTTCAATAGTTGAGATAAAATGCCTCTAGCGCGAAATACTCTTAAAATTACTCGTGCTGAGCCAGGAAGCGTCACGTTCAATTCTTCTGGCACATGGACAATTCCATTCAAAGTCCGCAAATTTACAGTTACAGGTGTCGGTGGCGTAGGTAATCCTGGTAATCCAGGAAACGCTGGCATTGCTGGTACTGGTGGTCCAGGTGGTACTGCTGGTGTTGCTGGTAATGCAGGTAATCCTGGAGCAAAAGGTGCGACTGGCAATCCTGGTAATCCTGGCAATGCTGGCAAAGGCGGCGAAGGCGGGGCTGGTGGCACCGCAGGTTCAGCTGGTAACAAAGGTGCTACAGGTGCTTCTGGTAATCCTGGTAATCCTGGTAACAATGGCGTAGGTGGTGAAGGTGGTGCTGGTGGTAATGCAGGTTCTGCAGGTAATAAAGGTGCCACTGGCAATCCAGGAAATCCTGGCAATCCAGGAACAAACGGAAATGGTGGTGCAGGTGGTTTAGCAGGTAATGCAGGAGCTGCTGGTAATCCTGGAAATAGCGGCAATGCAGGCAATCCTGGCAATCCTGGAACTAATGGCACAGGTGGTAGTGGTGGAGCAGGTGGCGCTGCTGGAGGCGCAGGTAATAAAGGTGCCACTGGCAACCCAGGAAATCCAGGAAACCCAGGAACTAACGGTGTAGGTGGTCCTGGTGGTAATGCAGGCACTGGTGGCGCAGCAGGAAATAAAGGCGCAACAGGAAATCCTGGCAATCCTGGTAACTCAGGAAATTCTGGCAAAGGCGGTGCTGGTGGCAAAGGCGGTGCTGGTGGAGGCGCAGGTAATGCAGGAAATCCTGGAGACCCAGGAGGTCCAGGAAACTCTGGTAAGGGTGGTGCAGGCGGCAATGCTGGCGGAAATGGTGGTTCTGGTGGAAATGGTGGCACTTCTGATGGAAGCCAAAGTGATGGTGGTTTTGGTGGTCCAGGCGGCAATGGCGGTAATCCAGGTTCAGTTGGTGGTGGAAATATTGGTCCATTAGGCGGTGATGGTGGTCCTGGAGGAAATCCAAGTGGTGGTGCTGGTGGTCCAGGTGCTACTGCTGCGCAGCCATTTGAAAACGGCGGTGGCGGTGGTGGCGGTGGCGGCGGAGCTGGTAGCGGTGGAGCTGGATCACCAGGAAATCCTGGTGATGGTGGATTGTTAGGAGCTAATGGCGATGATGGTAATCCAGGAAATCCTGCAGGAAACGGTAATGTTGGCGCTGCAGGTAATTCTGGTGCTGATGGTGTTCCAGGAACAGATGGCAATACAGGTGCTGATGGTACTGGTGCTGGTGGTGGGAATCCAGGAAATGCAGGTGTAGCAGGAAATTTAGGTACGAACGGTAATCCTGGAAACAATGGCAATCCAGGTGCAAATGGCACAGGAGCCACATCAGGTGGTGCAGGTGCTGGTGGAAATCCTGGAAACGCTGGTGCAGCAGGAAATCCAGGAAATATTGGTAGTCCTGGTAATGCAGGTTTTGGTGCAACATCTGGCGGCAGTGGTGGTGAAGGTCAGCCTGGAAATGCTGGTACTGCGGGAAATGCTGGAAGCAATGGGAATCCTGGCGCTAATGGCACAGGAGCCACATCAGGTAATCCTGGATCAGCAGGTTCAGCTGGCACAGATGGTGTAGCAGGGAATGCTGGCAACAAAGGTGCCACTGGCGCCAATGGTACTGGCGCAACATCAGGTAATGCTGGATCTCCAGGTGTAGCAGGAAATCTTGGCGCTGCAGGTAATGCTGGCAACAAAGGTGCTACTGGTGCTGATGGTACTGGTGCAAATCCTGGTACTTCTGGTAATCCTGGAACTGCAGGAAATCCTGGTGTAGCAGGTAATTTTGGAAGTGCTGGTACAACTGGCAACCCTTCTTCAATTGCGCAATCAACATTCTCAAGTTTCACTACATCCAATTTTGCAGGTGGTGCTGCTGGTCCTGCGGGAACTGGCGGTAATGCTGGCAATAAAGGCGCAACAGGTAATGCTGGTAACCCAGGAAATCCTGGCAATTCAGGCAAAGGTGGCGAGGGCGGCGCAGCAGGCACTGGCGGAAATGCTGGCAACAAGGGTGCAACTGGTGCAACAGGAAATTCAGGAAATCCAGGAAATAATGGAGTTGGTGGTGAAGGTGGTGCAGCTGGAACTGCTGGATTAGCAGGTAATAAAGGTGCAACTGGCGGCAGTGGTAATCCTGGCAACCCTGGCAATAATGGAGTTGGTGGTGCTGGAGGTAACGCAGGTACTGGTGGTGCTGCTGGTAATCCTGGCAATAAAGGTGGCACTGGCAACCCTGGCAATCCTGGATTCAATGGTAACGGTGGTGCAGCAGGTGCTGCGGGTAATGGTGGCAACGCAGGTAATCCTGGCAATAAAGGTGGCACAGGCAATTCAGGTAATCCAGGAAACAATGGTGCTGGTGGTCCAGGTGGTAATGCTGGCGGTGCTGGTCTAGCAGGAAACAAAGGTGCCACTGGTAATCCTGGAAATCCTGGTAATGCAGGAAATTCTGGCAAAGGTGGTCCTGGCGGTAAAGGTGGATCTAAAGGATTTGCAGGAAATGCAGGTGCCACTGGAAATTCAGGCGCTCCAGGTAATGCTGGTAATGCTGGTAAAGGTGGCACACGCGGAAATGCTGGAACTGCAGGAAATCCTGGAAGCCCAGGAAATGCTGGCGTCCCAGGTGGCGGCGGTGGCGGCGGTGGTGGAGGTGGTGCATTTACCATGGAAACTGCTGCAGGAGCCTCTGCAGGATCTCCAGGTAATGCTGGAGGCGGTGCAACCAACGGTAATGGTGGTGGCGCAGGATCTCCTTTTGCCTTTGGTGGTGATGGTAATGCTGGCTCACCAGGATCTGCAGGTAATCCAGGAGCAGATGGAACTGGCGCCAATTCAGGAAATCCAGGAAATCCAGGAAATGTTGGTGCCGCAGGTAATCCTGGTGCTGATGGCAATCCTGGTGCTGATGGTACAGGTGCAACTTCTGGTGGTGCTGGTGGTTCAGGTGAACCAGGAAATTTTGGTGCTGCTGGTAATCCAGGCACTAACGGCAATCCTGGTCCTGATGGTATTGGCGCAACAAACGGTAATGCAGGAAACGCAGGTGGTGAAGGTGGGCTTGGTTTAGGTGGCGATGTTGGCAATCCAGGACCAAATGGCAATGATGGCTTTGGTGCTGGAAATGGAAATGCTGGCGGAAATGGTGGAGCTGGAAATGCAGGTGGCGGTGGCGATGTAGGTGTTGCTGGTCCTGCAGGTAATGGTGGTTCTGGTGCAACATCAGGCAATCCTGGAAATGGTGGTGCTGCTGGAAATGATGGTGCAAATGGCACTGCTGGTAATAAAGGCGCAACTGGTGCAAATGGTACTGGCGCAACATCAGGCAATTCAGGTAGTGCAGGTTCTGCTGGAACAGATGGCGCGAATGGAACCAATGGTAATAAGGGTGCTACAGGTGCAGACGGAACAGGTGCTGGTTCTGGCAATGCTGGCTCAGAAGGCACACCAGGAAATGCTGGTGCTGCAGGAAATAATGGTACAGCAGGAACAACAGGTGCTAACGGAAATCCTGGCAACCCAGGAAATCCAGGTGGATCTGGATCATCAGGAACACCAAGCGTTTCAAACATCACTGCACTTAAAACAAGATCAGTGGGTGCACTATCAGCCATCACCGTTGGTGGTGGATCTGGATCAGGTCAGATCGTCATATCGTGGTCAGGACAGTAACATATATAACTGATACAATATGATTTTTTGGAGTCATCATGTTTTTTGATAAGTTAAAGTCTGTCATCAAAACACCAACAATTGAATTTTTATGTTACAAAGAAGATTATGGTGTTCTTCCTGAACCATATCCTGCGCGCAAATTAATGCCAGATTGGTTCAAGGCACTTCCGCCAAAGATCAATAAAGAAAACAAATTTAAAAATAGCACAATCAAACGTTGTGCACCGTTTCTAGATGCCATGAATGTGGGTTGGATTCTTCCACTTGCAGCTGACGTTGAGTTTACAACAAATGGTGATGTGAGTGGTGTAAATTACAAGTGGCAGTTTTATCGCACCATGATTGAGAATCATGGCAGATCGCAAATTTCTACCGAAGAAGTTCCAAATCCTAATGATCCAAAACCACCAATGAAGTTTTTGAATTATTGGGCAATTAAAGTTCCAAAAGGTTACTCAGTTCTATTTGTTCCACCATTGAATCGCCCAGACCCAAGGTTCACTTGTATCTCTGGTCTTGTGGATTGTGATGGTTACTTTGAGTTTATTAATTTCCCATTCTTCTTTCATGAGCCAAATTTTGTCGGAATTATTCCTGCAGGAACACCTCTCGTTCAAGTGATTCCGTTTAAGCGCGATGCATTGTTCCGAGACTTCGAAGCAAGAGCAATGACAGAAGAAGAACATAATGAGTTAGAGTTCACTCGTCGTCAAAGAAGCATTCATGAAAGTCATTATCGAGATTATGTATGGAGTAGAAAATAATGTCAGTATATCAATTTGCGCCAAGTCCAGATAAATCCACAAATGAATCATTACATGCATGGTGGAACGATGGCTTTACTTCTCGTGAAATAAAGGATATAATCAATGTTGGTGATGATTATGTACAAAGTGATGGAACAATTGGTTCAGGTGAAACTAACGAAGATATTCGCAAATCTAAAGTTGCTTGGATCAATAACAACACAAGAACAAATTGGTTGTATGATCGTATGGCGTTTATTACAAGAAATCTAAACGGACAATTTTTCGATTTCGATTTGTATGGGTTTGTTGAAGATTTCCAATACACAGTTTATGGTGAGGGAAATGATCATTATACTTGGCATATGGATAAGGGAAGAAACTCAACCTCGCCAAGAAAACTGTCATTAGTTTTGCAATTATCCGACCCTTCTGAGTATGATGGTGGCGATCTAGAAATATTCACTGGAGCAACGCCCACAGTCTTGGAAAAGAAAAAGGGAATTATTCATGCCTTTCCAAGTTTTGTGATGCATCGCGTAACTCCAGTGACTCGTGGCGTGAGAAAGACTTTAGTTGTTTGGGTTTCTGGACCGAAGTTTAGATAAATATAAATACTGATACGCCCAATTAAGAGATTGCCATGTCAACAACTAGAGATTATACAAAAACCTGGATTCCTGGACCATCTCGCGTCAATCAAACGTTTAATGCTCCAGGAAGTATCACGATTCCATATGGAAGATATCAGGCAACTGTAACAGGTAAGGGTGCTCCTGGAAACTCCCCACAAGCAACTGCATGGGCAACAAACTACAACGTAGTGTATCCAGTTGGTAATCGCCCGATTGCAAATCAACCTGCAACTGGGTGGACAACAAACTATAACGTTGCATACCCAGTCAACTATCCATTCGCGGCAAGTCACGAAGCATATCAACCTCCAAATTATTGGGCTGTCGGATATCATAAAGGATACACTTATTGGTCTAGACCTGCATATGGTCAAACTGAGAATTTCAATCCGCAAGGTCCAAGTATATTCGGTTCCAGTCAATGTGGATTTTCTCCGCAACATCAAAGTGGACCATCGCATCTTTCAAGCCACACTGTTCAACATCGAGAATACACTATCAATCAGTGCCAAACGTATCCTGGATACCCATACACAGTTATCAACTACAACGTTGCATATAACACTGTATACCCAATCGCAACTCAGCCCGCAACTGCTTGGGTGACAAATTATAATACAAATTATAATGTTGTATATCCAATTGCAAATCAACCTGTGACTGCATATGTTTTAGGTAATGTTGGTGCTGCAGCAAGTGCATTGGGTGTTACTGCTCCTGGTGGTCCTGTATCTCAAGCAGCAAGTCCAATATCCCCTACTGCAGTCTCTTATTATTCATATCCAGATAACGCAACATATCCTGTTACTGTCCCATCAGGTGGTCAAATCAATATTACTATAACATAATTATTGCTTTTTTATTATTTTATAATTTACATGTAAGGTGAGAATGATGTATCCTATACCAAAATTTAGTAAACAATTAAACCATTTTTGTCATGTTACAGATGTCTTCTCAAAAGAAGAAGTGAAGAAAATACTAGATCTAGAAGATTTAACTAAATTCTTAAAAGGTAACGTTGGAGATGGTGATCGTGGCCAGTTAAATATTACGGCTAGAGACAGTGATATCATGTGGCTGCAGCCAACTGATGGTCAAAACGGTGAAGCGTTGTGGCTTTTTGACAAATTTGCGCATCTAACTGGGCAAGTAAACCAAGATCATTTTCTTTTTGACATCGATCATCTCCAAGCATTTCAATACACCGTCTATAGAGAAAGTCAACATTATACATGGCATGTTGACATTTCAAACATATGGATGAAATACGAAAGAAAAATTAGCGCATCTATTATTCTCACAGACCCTGATGAATATGAGGGTGGAGAATTTGAAGCAATTGTTGGCGGTAATGTTGAAAATCCAACAGTCATAAAACCAAATAAAGGGGATGTTATCTTTTTTGCCTCTTGGATTCCTCACAGAGTAAGACCTGTCACGAGTGGCGTAAGAAAATCATTAGTTGCTTGGGTTATGGGTAAGAGGACTTGGTGATGTTTGAACTATTTACATCATGGAAACAAAAAAAGGAAATCATGACCTTTTATTGTCACCCAGAATTAGAAGATGTCATCCCAAAACCAGAACCAGCATTATCTAATCTTCCAAAGTGGTTTAAAGATCTAGATCCTTCATTTGAGGGTTTTGATAAATTTGGTCATGAAAATATGACCGCTAAAAAATGTCTACCACTTATTGACGGTATGTCGTTAGGCTACGTCATCAAATTAGCAGGAGATGTTCGAATTCGAAGCAATAAAGATTGCACTCAAATTGATCATCTAGAACAACCACAACTTAAACTAATTGAATACCACACTGAAAAGCAAGTTGGTGGTAATCATGCATTAAGAAAAAAACAAGGACCAATCATTAAGTTTGTGAATCATTGGATAATTAAAACTGCGCCAGGATGGTCAACTTTATTTGAACCATTACCAAACGTGTTTGATAGTCCATTTACTTGTTTTTCTGGTTTAGTTGACACTGATCAATATCCAAAACTTGTAAATTTTCCAGCAGTTTGGAATTTACCAGATGCAAATTTTTTATTAAAAGCAGGAACTCCATTAGTTAGAGTAATCCCGATTGAAAGAAGTTCAATTACAAAAATGAAGAAAAACACAGTTATTCGTAAAATGAGTGAAAAAGAATTTTTGACAATTTCTAAAATAGAAAAGATTCAACAGTTAAGAAATAATTATTATACTCATGATTTGAGGGTGAAAAAATGATTTTTGATTTTATGAAAAAAAGTGATATTGATTTTATCGATGCAGATAATAGTACTGCACATATTCCAGAACTTGCAATAAAGCGTGCAAGAGATGTTGAACCATTTTTTAAACAATCGCAAAAAGATAAATTTGGGGAGTATAAATTTGCTGCTTGTCCAGGTATGTTAGATTTTGCTAGAATTGGTTATATAATTCCAGCATGGGGTCCTTTAAAGATAAAGGGAAATTCTGCAGGCACAGTAACTTTAAATACTCCACCTCTAGAGATTAGACAAAACAATCCAAATATATCGTTTATGCCTGCGTTGAGGTTTGATGAGGACGTCATCGATGGATTATTCACAACACAAGATAATGTTAAATTATCTGTTTACAATTTTCCATCTCCATGGAGAATTCGGTGTAGAAAGGGTTTATCAGTAATTGTAATGCCCGCATTTTACCATTTCAAACATGTAAACTCTATACAACTTATTCCAGGCATTGTTGATTATTCTGCTGGATTTCAAACAGTTAATTTTATTGCTGCAGTAACTAAAGAAACAGAGATTCATATTGAACCTGGTGAACCATTAATTCACATAATTCCAATTCCAACTGATGCAATTATTGCTACTTATGGTAAAGAACACGATTATAAAACCAAAAGTATCGATAACACAACTAATCCATTTAAGAGTTATAAACAATGGTATTCAAAGTATGTCAAATTAAATAAAAAATTTAAACTTGTTAATAGAAATAAAGAAAAGTATGAGACCTTCAATTGATGAGAAAAATATTCGTTAATATTGCATCTTATAGAGATTGTTATCTTCCAGCAACGATTAAAAGTTTAATCAATAATGAATCTGGTAGAAATCAAATTACATATGGAATATTCGATCAATCACATTTAGAAAGTAGTTTATTTGCAACAGCAAAAGATCTAATAAATTTACCAAATGTTAGATATAAAAGAATAGATCCAGAATATTCTGACGGAGTCGTTTGGGCTCGAGCCATTAATGCAATGCAAATTAATGAAGAAGAATTCATGTATCAAGTGGATTCGCATATGCTTTTCGATAAAGATTGGGACAATTATTTAATTTGGGATTATGAGCAAGCAAAGAAAATTGCAAACACAGAAAAAATAATATTATCGACTGGAACAAAAAATTTTGAAGCAGTTGATAATAAAATAACAAAGCATACATTGTCTGATGACATAACTGTTAAATTTGGATACTTTCAATTTAGAAAAAATCTTCAACTTAGAGTGCATGGTCCATGGATCCCTGCCACCTCTGTGGTGCAACCTTCAATCCATGCAATTGCTGGAAATTTTTTCACCACTTCAAAATGGGTAAAAGATGTCGGATATAACACAAATATGTACTTCGACGCTGAAGAGCAAGTGCTTGCACTTTCCTCTATTATTGCTGGGTACAAGATATATGCTCAGAGAAAGATAAAGTGTTACCATTTGATTGGTTCTAATAAACACATCAGTCGGCAAGAAGTTGAACCAGTCATCCATCCAAGCATAATTCAGAGAAATAAAAATCGAGAAGAGAGAGAACTAATCGACTACATCTACTCTTTACCAGAAGAAAAACTAGAAGAATATAGAAAACTCACTGGAGTTGATTATATAAATAGAAAATTAGAGGATAGAGCTATCTCGCGATCAATACCGCACGATTCAGATTTAGTCAACGATTGGGAAATTCCAAATAGAGAGTAAAATGACGCTTCAAAAGTCTAACGTAGTCACAAACATAGAACTGGTGGTAAGAGATTCTTCTCAGATCGAAGAAAGGCACGTTCTTGCGGCGGCAGAAGTTGGTGTGGGATCCGCAAATCAAAGTCCAGCAGAAGTTTTAAATGTTCGAGAAGTGTGTAATTTTAAAAAAACTTCTGAAGGATACACGGTAGATGGTAAAGAGTATGTTTATCTATCTCCACATGAAGGAATAGTTGAAAATTCTGATACAAATTTATTCGTATCAATAAGAAAAAATCATGAAATTAAAAATAACACTTCTCCTCAAACTCAATTAACATCAAACGCTCTATATCTACTAACTCAAGGATCAATGGAAATCTCTTATGAGAGTGGAGAAAGGGAAACACTCTCAGCTTTTGTCGGGGAAAATTGGAGTTCAGAGTACCCTAATTATAGATACTCAGTAAATTGTATAGTTGAGTTACATAAGAATTCTTCTTTGTTCGTAGTCGACTTATTAAACCCTGTATCGAATTATGATATTGAGCATATTCAATTTAACGGTGTGATTGAGAAATCTTTAGATTCGAATGTGATTGTTATTGCTAAATGCATTAATACGAGTCCAACTAATAATCTTGTTTATGTGAATGACGAGCTTTGCAGAAGTTACTTGATTTGCAACGGAAATATCTCGTTAAATTCATCTGGCAATGCAATCAGCGTTCTTATAAAGAATAAACAATAAAATTTATAAATACACCTATAATAATAGGGAATTCGAATGGCTCAGTTTATAGAATTAGAACTCGATCAAGGATCGGATTTTAACTACGATCTAGATCTTTCCGATGATGATGGAGTTGCCATTAACGTCACTAATTTTACATTCACATCTTCTATTCGAAAGTCTTATTATTCTACTAATCCAGTAGCCAATTTAACCGTTACCGTTCTAAATGCTGCGAACGGTAATGTATTTTTTACTTTAAATGCAGCGACGACGGCTAATATTAAAGCTGGTCGCTATCTTTTTGACGTGAAGCAAGTTGATAATGTGAACACTACTACTCGCCTTATTGAAGGCATTATCACAGTTAATCCGCAGGTTACGAAATGACTATACTTCGCGTCTCCACAGGTCGTGGTTCTCAAGGTTTAACGGGTCCACAAGGTCCATCTGGTCCTGCTGGCATTAATGGTCCACAGGGTCCACAGGGTCCATCTGGTCCTGCTGGTGGTCCACAAGGACCAACTGGTGCTACTGGTCCACAAGGTCCGCAAGGCGTAATAGGTAACACTGGTCCACAAGGTCCGCAAGGCGTAACAGGTAACACTGGTCCACAAGGTCCACAAGGTCCATCTGGTCCAGCTGGTGGTCCTCAAGGTCCACAAGGTGTAACTGGTCCTCAAGGTCCACAAGGCGTAACTGGTCCACAAGGTCCACAAGGTCCGCAAGGTCCACAGGGTTCTACTGGACCTCAAGGTCCGCAAGGTCCTCAAGGTCCACAAGGCGTAACTGGTCCGCAAGGTCCACAGGGTTCTACTGGTCCTCAAGGTCCGCAAGGTCCATCTGGAACTGCTGGTGACAGATACGCCACAACCAGCTCAACAGCTGCAACAATATCTCATCCAGCAACATTTACATTCACAATTGCTCCATCATTAGCATATAGTATATCTCAAACCGTTAGAGTGGCACATAATGCCAACAATTACATAGAGGGTATTGTTGTCTCATATGCATCTGGTAATGGTCAATTAATTGTAGATTCAACATCAGCAACTGGCAGCGGCACATACGGTACATGGGCTGTAAACCTTGCTGGTGCTACTGGATCCCCTGGTCCACAAGGTCCACAGGGATCACAAGGTTCAACTGGTCCACAAGGTCCACAAGGTCCACAAGGTCCATCTGGTGCTCAGGGTGATACTGGTGCAACGGGTGCAGCTGGTCCACAAGGTCCACAAGGTGTTGTTGGTAATGCTGGTCCACAAGGTCCACAAGGTCCACAAGGTCCACAGGGTCCACAAGGTGGTATTGGTTCAACTGGTGAAGTTGGTCCACAAGGTCCACAAGGTCCACAGGGTCCGCAGGGTTCTACTGGTCCACAAGGTCCACAAGGTGTTCTTGGTCCACAAGGTCCACAAGGTCCAGGCGCAAGTGATGCATATGCTCAAGCCAATGCTGCATATGCACGCGCAAATTCGCTCACGATTCAAGAAGTTTATGCAAGTAATGGTAACGTTGTAAATTCATATTCAAACGTTAACACTATTCAATTTGATAACGATGCTGGATTCAATGTAATTGACGAAGCAAATGGTATCGTTTCCATTCAAATGAACAGTACGTTCAAGACATGGAATATTAATGGTGCTCCTGGTCTTGTTGCTTCTGGTCTTGATACAGTAAACTTTATCGGTCAGGGAATTACTATTGAAGCCAATAATAATTCTTCTCCAAAATCAATCACGTTTACTTCTGCAGCACTTGATGCATACACCACTGGCAATAATTCATATGCTCAAGCCAATGCTGCTCGTAATCAAGCAAACACTGCTCGTGATACTGCGAATGGTGCATATTCTCAAGCCAATGGTGCATATGCACAGGCTAATGGTGCATATGCTCAAGCAAATACTGGAATTGAATCTGCAAACGGCGCATACGCTCAAGCGAACGGTGCCTATGCTCAAGCAAATATTGCTTATGGTCAAGCCAATGACGCATATAGCCAAGCAAATACGGCTCGTGGACAGGCTAACACTGCACGCGATCAGGCTAACACTGCTTATGCTCAAGCAAATGCTGCTTACGCCGATGCAAATACTCGCGTCTTGAAGGCTGGTGATACAATGACTGGCAACTTAAATGTTGCTGCTACATTGATCACACAAAATGTCATTCCAAATCTAAACGTCACATATGATCTTGGTACACCAACTCAGCGTTTCAAAGATATCTGGTTATCAAATTCAACCATTTATCTTGGTAATGCTCAAATCACAACGTTGGAAGATGGACAAACAATTCAAATTCAAACATTGAATGTAAGCACTCTTGAAACTGCAAGTGGCATTAACATTGCTTCTCAGGCAGCTGATGCTTACACTCAAGCCAACAATGCACGTGAACAGGCTAACTCTGCTCGTGGTCAAGCCAATGCAGCATATGCAGAAGCCAATCTGAAGTTTAATTCAGCTGGTGGCACAGTAACTGGCAACGTTGCAATCACCCAAAACTTATCATCAAATGGTACAGTTGTCGTTCTTAACGATCCAGTTGTAACTATCGGTATTGCAAATCTTGCATCAAATGATAACAGAGATCGCGGCTTCGACTTCAAGTATTGGGATACTGAAGAAAGAAGAGGCTTCATTGGTTGGGATAACAGTCTAAATGCTCTCACTGGTTACGTTCATGCAACGGAAAACAATGAAGCATTTGGTGGTAATCGTATCAATGCACGATTCCTCAATGTTACGACTGATGATAGACTCACAGCTGCAAATGCTAACATAACAACAGCAAATATCACAACTCTTGTTACAAATGGAGCAACAGCGCAGTCAATCACTCTTGGTTCACTTAATGTTGAAACATGGGTTGGTGACTCATACGCTCAAGCCAATGCGGCTCGTGGTCAAGCAAATACAGCACGTGACCAAGCGAATGCTGCTTATGCTGACTCAAATACGAGAGTATTGAAGGCTGGCGATACTATGACAGGAAACCTTGTCATGAGTGGTGCAACGCTCAATGCTAACATTGCTCATATTTCTACAATTAGAACAGCAAATGCTCTTTCACTTGAAACGACGGCTGCTCAAAATGTTCTTGTTAAGACAAACGGCAATGAAGTTGTTCGTGTAACGACTGCTAACCAAGTGTTTGTTGGTACAAATGCTGCAGCAGTAATTGCTCAACTTGGACTCACTGCTGCAAATGGATATAATGTTCCACTCGCTGCTGTTGATTCTGCAAATAATGGCGTTGAAGTTACTGTAATTAATAAGAACACTGGAACTCTTGCATATGCTGAGTTCAATGCGAAAAACGACGAAACACCAAACGGTGAATCTGGATGGATTTCTGTTGGTATTAATAGTGCCAACTACGATGATCCTGACTACACTGTAACTGGTCCAGACGATGGTTACATTCTATATGAAGCCGCCACTGGTTCTGGTGCAAATGGCGACTTGATTGTTGGTACTGGCACAAACGGTACAAATAATAAGATCACTTTTGTTGCTGGTGGATTCGGTCGCGAAGATGCTCAATTGATCATCAGCCCACAAGCACTTAAGAGAGCAGACATTCAAGGTCGTTCGTTGACGTCAAATGTCGCAACGATTCATACTGTTGGTGCTCATACGTTTATTGCAAATGATCAAGTAACAATCAGTGGCGTAAGTGCTCCATTCAATGGAACGTTTACAGTAACTGGTGCTCCAACATCGAATACGTTTACATATAACCTTACAAGCACGAATGCATCATTTGCTTCAGTTGATCCTGTTGGTAAGGCAGTGCAGTTTGTTGTGTTTAACAGAGGCACTGTTGAGATTCCATCTCAATTGCTTGCTGGTGAAAATGCACTCTCAACGCTAATTGATGCAGGTATTGACCTTGCAAATAACTTTGCTGTTGCTGCAGCAGCAGTGGTGGACTATAATGGTCCTGGCGAAACTGTCATGTTCAACAAGAGCAATGGCTCTCTTGCATACTCTGAGTTCAATGCTCGAAACTCTGAAGCCAACTCTGAACATGGTTGGATTTCTCTTGGTATTAACTCACCAACCTATAATGATCCATCATTCCCAATCACGAAAGGTGATGATGGTTATCTTCTATACGAAGCACCATTTGGAACAAATAATAGTGGTGACTTGATTATCGGCACTGGTGTACACGGTCAAAATAATCGTATCATCTTTGCTGCTCAAGGTTTCGACGAAGCCAATGCTCAGATGTCTATCACACCAGACTCGTCAGTGCGAATTAGAATTAACACTGATTCGACAAGTGCAAACACTGGCGCTCTTACAGTTGATGGTGGTATCGGTATCCTTGGTTCAATGTATATCCAAGGTAATCAAACAATTCAAGGTGACTTGATTGTTAACGGTACGCAGATCATTCAATCTGTACAAAGCCTCGTTGCTGAAGGTCCAATTTCTCTCGTTGGTAATGATACAGTTGGAGATACATGGGACTCTGGCGTTGTTGCAGCATATGCTCTATCCAAGACACCAGAAACAGCAAGTATCAATAATAAAGCACTTACAAATAACATTGTAACACTCACAACAACGTTGAATCATACCTTCGAAGTTGAAGATCTTGTTACAGTTGCAAACGTTGATGCAACATTCGACGGAACATATCGAATCACCAACGTAACTGCAAATACGTTCTCATACTACAAACTTGCATCAAACGTTGCATCACAAGCTGATACTGGTGATGCAACAGTCAATAAGAGAATGTACTATGAAGGTGTTGTCAAGAATGTCAATACCAACTACTGGAACTTCTTCTCAGGTCTACAAACTCGCCCAGAGTTCAATGTTGACTGGAACGATGCAAATCTAGCATTCGACGGTATCGTTGCTGGTGCTGCTGACTTCAAGGGTTCATTGAAGTTTGGTACAACAACAAATCAAGTGACATTGAACTATACTGATACAAACAATCGTACATTGACTGTTCCAGCATTGGGTGGCAATAGAACGTTCGCGTTTATCAATGAAGTTCAAACATTCACTGGTAATCAAACGTTCAGCGATAACGTAACTGCTCGCAAGATTATTGTCACTGGCGATAATGTTGATGGCACTGGTATGTTCTTACCAACTGCTGCAACTCTCGGCTTCTCAGTCGATGGTGTTGAGCGTGTAAGATTTGCCACTGGTGAAGCAGTAATCAACGAGAACTCGCAAGATTATAACTTCCGCGTCGAAACAAATAATGATGCTCATGCATTGTTTGTTGATGGTGGTACTGACAACGTTGGTGTTGGTTTAGACGGACCAACTTCGAAGTTCCACGTTGTTGGTAATGCAAACATTACTCTTGGTATCGTAACTGGTGCTGGTGTAAATGCTGCAACTGTCAACGCAACAACGTTGAACGCCGCAACACTTATCACGAATGCTGGTATCAACGTAACGGCTCAAGCTGCTGATGCTTATGGTCAAGCAAACTCTGCTCGCGATCAAGCCAATACAGCATACGGTCAAGCCAACGACGCATATAGTCAAGCAAACACGGCTCGTAACCAAGCCAACAGTGCTTACGGTGCAGCAAATAATCGTGTGTTGAAGGCTGGCGATGTTATGACTGGCACTCTCAACGTCAACTTTGCTGGCGTTGGATTGAATGTTAACACTGATGCAGTATTCGGAAACACGATTGCAGTTGGCTCTGGTGCGCAAATTAGCCTACCAAATCTAGTTGCTCAGTTTACGTCAAATCAAAATGGCTATAGCCAAATTAACTTTACAAATCAAAATGCTGGAACAAATGCTTCTGGTGATGTGGTTGTAACTGCTGATGATGGTAGTGATACCGCATACTACATTGATATGGGTCTCAACAGCAGCGGATTTAACGATCCAACATATGCGATTATGAAGGCTCACGATGGTTATGTGTATATCAACGGCGGCAACCTCGTCATGGGTACTTCTACCTCTGGCGATGACGTGGTTCTCTTTGCTGGTGGCACTGGTGCAGCCAACGAAGGATTGCGTGTATTCTCTAACGGTGATATAAATGTAAGCAAGACATTGTGGGTTGGTGGAAATAATATTTCTGCTAAACTCAATGCTGCATACGGTCAAGCCAATAGTGCTTATGATGCTGCAAATAATGCCAAGGTTACAGTTTATGCCAATAGCGATTCAGGCGTAACAACTCAAGCAATCAACTTTGTAAATACATCTTCAGTTCTTGTGGCTGTTGCAAACAGTGGCGGTAATTCTAATGTCACTCTAACGCTTGCTGGAACACCATACGATCAAGCCAATGCTGCTAGATTGCAAGCGAATACTGCTCGTGGAACTGCTAATGATGCATATGGTCAAGCAAATGCTGCTTATGGTCAATCAAACACGGCACGTGATACCGCAAATGCTGCTTACGCTCAAGCCAATTCAGACTATCAACCAGCAGTAACTGAACTTGCTGTTACGAACAATGGCACAACAGCATATCGATTTGATCAATACGGTGCTACAACAGACGATCCAACGATCTATGTTCGTGCTGGCGAAACAATTGCATTTAATCTAAACAATGCTGGTCACCCATTTGCAATTCGTGTTTCGAATGGCGGTTCAAACTATGATACAGGGTTGACGCACGTTGCAACAGATGGCACAGTAAGCACTGGCTCGAGTGCGCAAGGGAAAGTCGCTGGTAAACTTTACTGGAAGGTTCCTTTTGAACTTGGTGGAAACACTTATGTTTATCAATGCACTTCACACGCTGGAATGGTTGGTAACATTGTCATTGAAACTGACAGTACTGTCATTTATGCCCAAGCAAATACTGCTCGCGACCAAGCCAATAGTGCTCGTGGACAGGCTAATGCTGCGTTTGCTCGCGCTAACCTTGTTTATACTCAAGCAAATAATGCATACGCCCAAGCAAACTTGGTTTATGGTGTTGCTAACGATGCATACGGACAAGCAAATGCAGCTTACACTGCAGCAAATAATGCCAAGGTGACTGTATTTGCGAATAGCGGCGCAGCAAATGCAACAACACAAACAATCAATTTTGTGAACACATCGTCAATCCTTGTGACTGTTGCAAATACTGCAGGCAATGCTAATATTACATTGTCAATCATTGGTACTCCATATGATCAGGCAAATGCTGCTCGTGGTCAAGCAAATACAGCATATGGACAAGCCAACGACGCATATGGTCAAGCAAACACTGCCAGAACTCAAGCAAACACTGCTCGCGACCAAGCAAATACTGCTTATGACCAAGCAAACACTGCCAGAACTCAAGCAAACACTGCTCGCGATCAAGCCAATACTGCTCGTGACACAGCCAATGCTGCATATGGTGCTGCGAACACTGCGGGTACAAATGCACTAGCTGCTTATGGTCAAGCAAACGCTGCATATGCTCGCGCTAATACTATTATCGATGGTACTGTTGCGATTAAGACGTTGTCGATGACACAAAACCTCATCGCTGATACTGGAGCAACTGGCACAGAAATTGTCAACTTGTCTCTAGGCGACGTCTTTAGATTTGTCTTGGTTGGTGGAACGACATTTACCTTCAATAATGCGCCAAGTTCTGGAACAGCGAAGTCTGTGTCTCTATTGGTGCAGCAGGATGCTACTGGTGGTCGCACAGTTTCTTGGGGTAATACAATCTACTGGGCTGGTGGTTCTGCGCCTCCAGCAACGACAACAGCAAATGCTCGTGACTTGTATACCTTCATCACCTTTGATGGTGGCAGCACGTTCTGGGGCACATTGTCTATCAAGGACGCTAGATAATAGAGTCTAGCGTCTCTTTTTGAGTTTGTTATGAAATTACATGTATTGGTCAATCCAAGAAACCCTACAGGTTTAATGAACCGCATTGACCCCTTTGCGGTTCATGCCTACAAATACATCAAACATCTTTTACCATATTATGACATAGTTCATTATGGTGTAGAAGGTGCACAAGTAGATTGTGAACATGTAAATGTTCCAGATATTAATGGGATTGACACTATTGCATTTAATAGAGCTGCTGGCGAAGAAATTGCAAAAAGAAAATCGCCCAATGATTTGATTATCAGTTTTTTTGGTAAAGATAATCAGCTTGCTTGCGATATGAACCCTGATTGTAAGGTTGTTGAGCCTTCAATTGGTTATCGTGCCAATGGAGTTTTTGCTCCATATCGTGTATTCACTTCATATGCAAATATGCATTATTTCTATGGTGAGCGCGGAATGCTCATGAACCCTTCGTGGTTTGATGCTGTGATACCAAACCCATTTACTATTTCTGAATTTGAATACTCTGATATAAAAGATGATTATTATTTGTATCTTGGTCGCGTTGTAGAAGAAAAGGGAATTCATCTTGCCATTCAAGCAACAGAAAAACTCGGAAAGAAATTGATTATTGCTGGACCAGCGCAAAATTTAAATCATCTTGGATACAAATCTATTCCAAGTCATGTACAATTAGTTGGTTATGTGAATGCTGAACAAAGAAATGAGTTGCTTAAAAATGCAAAAGCATTACTTGGTTTAACATACTATCTTGAACCATTTGGGAATATGGTTATTGAAGCCAATCTTTGCGGAACACCTGTAATTACAACTGACTGGGGCGCATTCCCAGAAATTGTAGTTGAAGGTGTGACTGGATTTAGAGTCAGAGACTTCCAATCACTATTAACTGCAATGAATAAAGTAGATTTGCTAGATTCATTTGAATGTCATGAACATGGCTTACAGTTCTCTGATGAGAATGTGCACGAATTGCATCATCGTTATTTGCAAAAAGTGATAAAGAATTCTTTCTATGACTAGCAAACTTTTTATTATACCTTCTACCATTCAAGCCAAAGAAGGAAAATTCACATACTCAAATACAAGAAGTGTATTTTCAACTGAAGAACGATTACGACAAACAATTTTTACAATCAATTCTATTCAAAACGCATACCCCAACTCTCATGTGGTTTTATTAGATTCTTCTGATGATTATCAAAATTTAAAATTAGAATTTAAACATATACCAAATTTAGATTTTATTTCAGTTAGAGAATTATCCCCAGAGAATGCAGATGTAATTAACACACACCCGAATAAAAGTTTATGTGAATGTTTAATGATGAACACTTATTATAAACATTTTAAAAAACAAATAAAACAATATGATTATGTGATCAAGGCTTGCGGAAGATATTTTTATTTTAACTTCTATGATCTTTTCACAGAAGAAAATAAAGAAAAAATATTTTTCAAGCACCCATTGAATTTTGAATGGAATGATAGTTGGAACTATCATTTTGTTGATTTACGAGAAATTCAAAACAATAATCGACTATATCAATATTGTACCGTATTATTTGCTTTTGGTAGCATTCATTTAGAAAAGTTCATAGATATAAATGAATCAGTTATTCATCTATTAAAACAACCTAGTATGAGACATTATGATATTGAAACGCTATCATATTATTTGACAAGACCATACGCAAAAGATATTGTAGAAGTTGATTGGAAAGTTTGCGGTTGGGACGGAACATCTGGTCGATTTATGTATTATTAAGAACATATGAAAACTAAACTAATTATCACAGACGATTTTTATTCGAATCCAGATGCAGTTCGATCTTATGCACTATCACAATCGTTTGAGGTTCGAGGAAACTATCCAGGACTTCGAACTAAACCATATCTTCCAGACGACGTTAAAGATGCAATTCAATACATCGTCTATAACGCTGGCGGCAAAGTAACTGATTGGATGGAGAATTGTGGTTATACTGGCGCATTTCAAATTTGCACTGCGCAAGATAGAACTTGGATTCATGCTGACAGTTATAACACTTGGGCTGCTGTCTGTTATCTTACGCCAGATGCTCCAATTTCATCTGGAACTGCTTTATATCGTCACAAAGCCAGCGGCGACTATGAAAGAAAAGATAACTCGCAACCCCATCTAGATGGTAATGATTATACCAAATGGGAAAAAACAGATTATGTTGCAAACAAATATAATCGAATTGTGGTGTATCGTGGTAATTTATATCATGCATCACTAGATTATTTCGGCGATAATTATCAAAACGGTCGATTATTTCAAACTTTCTTTTTTAATACTGAATACTAATGAAAATTCTTCATGTTGTTTTTTCTTGCAATCGTTTAAAATATCTAACTCAATCTATCGATTCTTGGTGCAATTTAAATTATGGCGGGCATCAAGTAACAAGATTAATTGTTGATGATTATCCTAGAACTCGAAATGATGCTATATTTGAGTTGCTCGGAAAAACGCACAACACTCTATTATGGAGAAACACTGAGAATTTAGGGTTGTCTGTTACCTGGTCTAATTTCTTTAATTGGCTTAAAACTCAAGATTATGATTATGTCTTACATCAAGAAGACGATGTTATTTTAAAAGGTGTAACTCGTATTGATGATATGATTGAGTGTTTAGAATCTAACCCTAAAATTGCTTCTGTTGTGTTACAAAGGCAACCATGGTACTTCACTGAAACAAAAAGTAGAATAGAACTCGACGATGTACCTTTTAAAAACTATTGGTACTCGAAAAATACTAAAACGTTCCCTATTATATTCTCTTTATATCGTAAAAATATTGTAGAGTATCCATTTCAAGAATATTGGAACTTCAATTTAAATGAGGGGATGATAATGGTCTATCTAGATCATTATCATCAAATGTATTCCGCAACTCTAAAAGGATATAATGGAGAAAATTTGATAGAGCATATTGGAGAGGAATCAACAGGAAAGAGAATTCTTCCTGGAGAGCCAAGATATGAATATTTCGCTCATATGGATCCTGATAAAGTATACACTTCTCGAGAAGGGAAATTGATCGAGGACTAAATATAGGATAATTAGAGAGGTTTTAAATGGCGCAACCTTCTTCCCGCACAGAATTAAAAGACTATTGTCTCCGCAAATTGGGATTCCCAGTCGTAGATATTAACGTCGATGAAGATCAATTAGAAGATCGTATCGATGATGCATTGCAACTGTTTCAACAGTATCATTTCGATGGAACTGAAAGAACTTGGTTAGCGCATCAATTAACTGCTGGTGACATTCAGAACAAGTATATTCAGCTCGCTGATTCGATTATCGGAGTTTCGAAGGTATTTCCATATACAGGATCGACTCAATCTTCGACTTCTTCAGCTGGATTTAACATCTTTGATATCAACTATCAGTTGCGTCTCAACGATTTTTATAATCTAACTTCTTCTTCTTACACCTATTATGTGATCGCTCGCGAGCATCTCTCAATGCTCGATATGATCATTACAGGCGAATACCCATACACCTTTAATAAGAAAACAGGTCGTCTAAATCTTCAAATCGAAATGGCGAAAAGATTTACTCCTGGAAACTATATGGTTTTCGAATGTTTTAGAATCGTCGATCAAGAAGTTTATTATAAAGTCTTCAATGACGTTTGGATTAAAGAATACACCGCTCAGTTGTTTAAGAGACAATGGGGTGAGAATCTCAAGAAATACGACAACTATGTTCTTCCTGGTGGATTGACAATCAATGGTCAAAAGATTTGGGACGAAGCCAGCGTAGAAATTGAGAAACTAGAAGAAAAACTCCGCGACACATACGAAGAACCAGTACCATTCCTAGTGGGATAAAATGGCAACAAGCGTCTATTTTAACAATCAGCATGCAAGAACAGAACAGTTCTTGCTTGAAGATCTAATCATCGAATCAATCAAGAATCATGGAATTGATATTTACTATATTCCAAGAGATTCTCGTTCTTCGACCGATGAACTATTTGGCGATGACCCAGTCAAATATTTTTCTCATGCGATTAAGATCGAAGTTTATCTCGAGAGTTTTAGAGACTACGAAGGTAACAAAGAATTTTTCTCAAAATTTGGTCTTGAAATCCAAGAAACAGCTCGTCTAGTTTTATCTCGCCGATCATTCGAGAAGTATGTGACCTCAGTTATGGGTGATACTCATAATACTCCAAAAGAAGGCGATCTAATTTATCTTCCAATTCAATACAAATTGATGGAGATTAAATTTGTTGAAGAAGAAAAAAACTTCTTTCAGTTAGGTAAAGATGCTAAGAGTCCATACATGTATGGGTTAACAGTCGAAGCGTTCAAATATAATGGCGAGTTGCTTGATACTGGCGTTGATCAAATTGATCGAATTGCAAATGTAAATGGATATGGAATAGAACTTAAAGTTTCTCAGGGTGGTACAGGAACATATCAAGGATTTGAGATTGTATATCAAGGTGCAAACGTTGCATCAGCAAATGCAAAAGCATATGTTTCTGCTTGGGACAAACCAACTGGAACTCTTTACGTTCGAAATATCAAGGGTGAGTTTGCAAATAACACATTGTTGATCGGCGCATCAAGTAATGCTCGTTGGACGTTGAATAGTGCACCAAATATTCTTGATAACGTCAACGACACTGATATGGATGATAACGAAAGAATAGAAACTGAAGCAGATAATATCATTGACTTTACTGAAATTAATCCATTCGGTGAACCATAATGTTATCAAGCACACACTTTTATCATCGCATTACTCGTAAAATGGTTGTCGCTTTCGGCACTATGTTCAATAACATTCGTTTGGTGCGTTACAACAAATCAGGAACTCAAGAGATTGAGCGCATCAATGTTCCGCTTCAATATGCGCAAAAAGAAAAATTCTATCAACGCATTACGCAAGATCCCGAACTAACTAAAGAAGTTCAAATGACTCTTCCAAGAATGAGTTTTGAACTCAGCGCAATCACATATGATCCATTGCGCAAAAGAAATATGTTTACAGAAAGTTTTTCACCAGAATCTGGCAACAGTGTAAAATCAATTCGTACAACGCCATATAACTTTGATTTCACG